AAGGTATCATGACTAGATACGCTAAGAAAATGGTGAACAACAGATTCTACGGTAGAATCACAGTTGATGGTGTTAGAACATTCGATTTGAAAGAGTTGAGATAATATGGTCTAACCAAAATATAAAAGGGTCCTTCGGGACCCTTTTTTTTTATTATGATATTTATTTATATGACCAAGAAAATAATAAGATTAACGGAATCGGAATTTGTGGAAATTGTTAATAGAGTAATTAATGAACAACAGCAAAACTATGATTTTATTTTTTCAAGAAACACATCCTTAACGGAACCTACCAAGGCGGAGGAAATATATTTGGTTAAAAATGGAGATACCTATGATGTTTTTGCGAAAAGACCTAAAAGTAACATCATTGAGAAAACTGAATTTAGTTTACCGAAACTTTCTGAGTTATCGCTAAGGTGGAATGGTTCCACATTCGAAAATAATGAGACAACCGAAACCGCGAATATGATTGCCTCTTTGATTAAAACTAACTTCGAAAGGAGTCAGGGTAATTGGGTTGTCTATACAAAAGAAAATGGTTTACCTGCTATCGGAAAATTATCTTTGGGTCCTGTGTATGATTTTGATATTTTAGACAAATACAAAAAAAATAGAAAGAAACTTAAGACTGGAGAATCCTACACCCCAAATGATTATTTCATTGTAAAACAAAACAAGGGTCGTTCTTTAGAAGTTAAAGACGTGGAAGAAGCAAAACCCTACGAAGTTTAATAATATTGTTGCACCGTTATTTTTGAACCATTAGTATCCCTATTAACAAAAACCATGTATTTTGGTTCCATCAGTGTTGCATTACGAAATAGTGTTTCAATTAAATAGTTTGTATAAGTTTGTGTTCTAGAATCCTTGAAAAGGTAATCACTTTTAACTACAGCTTTTATATTACAGTTCAATAAAATTGGTGAATCATAAATTTCATCAACTCCTTTGATTGAATCAAGTTTAACATTTAGAGAATCCAAACATTCATTTAGTAAGATTTTTTCTGATTGTGATAAAAATTGATAACAATCTTTCGGATTTTTAAATCCGAGGTTTTGTCCGAAAGTGGAAAAAACAGATATAACAAACAAGATAAATAAATAATATTTTTTCATATCACACAAAATTAATCGATTATTTTTTATCCACCAATTTTTTTTTACAATATGGACTATTGTAACCGAATACAATACATCTCAATGTGTCAACTTCTTGTCTGAGAGGTTCTAAATAGTCACCAAAAAAAGGTTTATGTCCTTTAGAGATTTCTGAGGTAATGTGATATTCAATTTCTATAATTCGAGAAATTAATTGATTCTTGTTATCAAACATTTTACAGGATATTTATATTAAGAAATATATGAAAAAAAGATTCATTAATGAAGCCACTGGTTCAGGTAGTTCAGGTAGAATGAAAATACCATTAGTTCTTGCACCCCAAATATGGGAAAAAGAGCCCTTGGAACCTTTCACGAAACCAGTATCGAACTTTGTTAGTGCGGTGAATGCTTACGATAGTTATGATGGTGAAATGGAAAGGGACCAAACGTTAATAAGAAAAAACGAAACGAAGGCAATAAAAAGAGCTAAAAAAGCAAAAGAAATGTTTTCACAAAGCGATGATGACGGAAATCCAATAAATGGGTATTCACCCATGGGAAGTGATGCCCTTGGAACACCCAAAGAAGTAAAAAGAATTGCACATATACCAAAAACTGAATATGAACCAGTTTTAAAAGAGGATTTAGCGGTATGGTTTGGGACAAAAAAGAAACCAAAAGGTAGTAAACAACCCAAAGGACCTTGGGTAAATATATGTAGAAAAAAAGAAGGTGGGGGACATCCTCCGTGTGGAAGACCCGAGGCAGATAGTAAGGGATATCCAAAATGTAGAGCGGCAGGTGTTGCTTCAAAAATGAGTGACTCTCAAAAAAAGAATGCATGTGCTCAAAAAAGGAAAGCTGAGAAAAAAGACCCTAAAATGGGAACAGGTAACAAACCAACAATGACTTCATATAAACCAAAAAATGAATCTTTGAGGGGATTAATTAAGAGGGTTTTAAAAGAAGAATATAGTCCCAATTTGTTATATCCTGTTGAACAGGTTTACCTAATGACAAGTAAAGCCCCATATGAACTGAGAAAACTTGTAAAAAATCTAAAACCAATAGATTGTGTAAACAATAAAGGTGAAAAGAAAAGTTGTTTCAGAATACCTGAGGTATTATACGTATATTTTAGTGGGAGATACTAATCAAGTTTTTTTAAAATTTCCTCTAAAGAATGATTGATATTATTATTGATTTCAATCTCAAGTTTCATTCTTTCATCATCCAATTTCTTGTCAAATTTTTCGACTAACTCTACGTAAAGACTTGTGTCTGAGATATACACGGAATAACTGTATATATGATTTATTAGTTTTACACTATGGTCATGTAAAACAATAAACATATCCTTGGACTCGTTTTTTATAAATCTTTTATTAGATAATGGGGCTAAAGTTAATTTTGAATCTGAGTCGTCAAGGACCTTTCTACATATTTCGTAGGTGATTCTTTCGTCAGCCGGCAACGGTTTTTTGGGGTCGAACTTTTCCTTGAGTGCTAAAAAAACCTTATATAATATATTCGGGATGAAACCAACAACTTTGTTATCCATTAATCAAAGATAAAAATAATAATCAAATTAACAATATGCACCTGAACATTGTTTTTTTCCATCTAAACCTGGCATTTTTCCTTTACAAACCTGAACGGCATATCCATTTGCATAAGCTGATGGGTAAACTTTGAATTTACTCTTAGCCGCTGCCTTACCTCTTGCACAAAGTTTAGTTCCTGTTTTTTTTCTACCTTCACTCAAATCTTCGAAATCTAAATAATCTCCCATTTTAGATTTTTCATTCATGAAAAAATCAAAAACTTGGTCCATGTTGGTTTTAGCCTCAGTAACGTGGTCATCGGCCCAGTCGTGACCGTTTTGTAAAATTTCATCTATCATCTGTGGGTCAAACTCCAACAACATTTTACATTGTCTCATAATCTGTTTGAGGTTAGAAAAAAACATGTAATTTTCATGCTCTTGGTATGATTCATTGAGAACTTTGTTAACCAACTTGGTTATATCTGATTCGGTTAATTTTACAACTTTAGCCATTTTGTTTCTGATTTACTATGTTAAACGTTAATTGTCTTTTATAAGTATCTTTCTCACCTGAAGTGTTAACTTGAATGTCAACATAATATTGATTAGGAATTTTATCTCTCATATCGAAAATGAAATAATACTCATTTGGCGTTCTGTTTATTGGTGTCCAATCTTGAACTAATACTTCTGTTGTTCCTTCTTTGACATAAACCCTGTAAAATGCTGATACATCTAATAACATTTGTTGACCGGTGTATGCTTTTTTAATTGTGACACCAACCTTTCTAATGTCTGTATTCAAAATTTGTTCGTTCTGTAGAATCCCGTAAAAATTGAAACCAAACTTTTGAGGTTCTTTGGATAGAGTTCCGATTTGTATTCCTGCAGAATATTGTTGAAGAGTGAAGGTATTCGATACGTTTGGAAGTGATTGACCATTAATTGTTAATCCTGACCAAACATCGTAGTATTGACATGGGGTAGCACCTGTAAAACCATTCGGAACAATTACTTCATAAACCCCTTTAGTTCTTAAACAAGTTGTCAATGCCTCCATACCAGTTACAGCAACACCAACTCTATCTTCTATTCTCACAAACGGGTCACTATCAAGATTAACCAAATCACCATTCTGATAAATGTAGAGATATAATCTATTCTCTTGGTTCTTCAGAAATTGGTTTCTATCATCCTGAATCAAATCGTCGTAATTGGTCAAAAGGTATGGTTGGTAGAAAGTTTGGGTATGTCTCGAGAAGAATGCAACACTGTAACTATCGGTCAAACCTGTTATATTTTCAATCTGAGGAAGATATGCTAAACCCCAACCTGTTACACCCGTTATAGAACCGTTTAAAACACCGTTAATTTCGTTTGTCATGTCCATGTTGAGGTCTTCATTACCCAACTCGAAATGTTGTCTAGAAACGACTGTAAGACCCGTATAATTAACACTGCCCTCATTCTTGTTATTGTAAATTCCTGCTTGTGACCAATCATCAATTGTGGTAGTCTGATACCAATTGGATGGTCTTGTAGAAAAGGCTCTTGGGTCAACGTATGTCAAAGGGGATTGACCACCTTGTGCACTGTTCTGTGCTAAATTAAAATTGTTATAATCGTATCCAACCCCTTCATCCCATTCTTGAGGGTTACCTGTTGAGCCTGAGGTTTTGGGGATTCTGAATAATATTAAATCGAATGAGGTCGCCCTTCTCCTTGAGTCGGACATAAAGGTGTTGAGTAACTCGTTGTCAAAAGAAGACGTGTTTGTCATCTTAAGTGTATGTGTCATCGCCGATGTGCATCCTGTCGAAATTGTTCCGTTTGCAATCGAATCTCTTAGTTGTTGTAGGTCTAAATCAAAAATGAAACGTGTATATCCATAGTTTGGAACTATGTAATCCGACGCACCAAAATTCAATTGAACAACAGGGTTACGTCCTGTGTTCACGTATGAATTGGAAATAATTGTGTTATTTTTACTGAAATATGACCTTAAAATTGACATTCACTTTTTTTTATAAATATCAATTAATTCGGATATTGGAGTTCAGAATTTTGTTTACCGCATTTTGTAGTTCAGTAAGTATTTCTTGAGACGTAGAACCGTCTTCTGTCACAGGTATTGGTGGTAATCCAGGATAAGCGTGAGTGTGTGTAATAAGATATCTTACAATCAAATTTATAAGTTCCAATAACTCTTCACCTCTAACGGTGCTAGATGTTTTAGATTCTATGTTTGCAAATTCTTCAGGACCGATACCATACAAGGTATTGTCAAAATTTATTTTTCCTTTACCTGGAATTTGAGAATTATGTGATAGTAAGAATAATTTGTCACCACCTAGAGCCCCAACTGTATTTTGTTGGTTTATATATTTTACGTCAGGAACTTTAAGTTTTTTAATTGTTTGAGGTTCACCAACTTTATTTTTTGCATATATGAGACCATAACCACCTTTTATTCCTGATAATAATTTTATGTTATTATAAACATCCGAAATGTTCTTGACCTCAATTGATGTTGCATTAACACCTGACGGGGTCGTAAGATTTAGTTTTTCACTCATCAATCGACTTGGTCTATAAAATATTGGGAACTTTTCGGCAGCGTTGTTATTCGGAAAAACAACTCTACCACCTACGGTTCTATCTGAACTGTTACAGTCCCTGATAAAATTATTTATATATTTGATGGCATCCTCTTTTGACAACATTGTGAAACTTTGTTTCGTCACCAAGAATTTAAGATTTTCCTTAACTACACTATCAACTTTTAAGTTTTTAGAGTTTACGGTTGCGTCAGGTTTCAACTGATAAAGAAAAACCGAACCATTGAATTTGTCTTGGGAATTTTCGGGATTGTTGAGAACCCATTCTATAAGATATTTTACCAAAACTACATTTTCTTGTAACTGATAAAACGTTCTATCTGGCTGATTTCTTTTAATGTATTGAAATCTTGAAAGTTGAAGAAAACTCCTTTGGGGATTATTGACGGGGACAACATTAGGTTGTAAAGTTTCCCCTTTGAATTTACCCGCTCTTAATAAAACGTCGTCCTGTTTGATGACTACGTCAGCACTACCCCTACCCAATAAAGCATTATCACCAGGTTCAGGAAAAACACCTTTATGTATTGCCTTATCAGAATAAGTTCCATCTTGGTTTTTTAAAGGTTTTGGGCTTTTGATTTGCATACCCGTTCCTGTAAATTTATTTGCGCCAAATTGGAATTGATTGAATGTTGAAGTTGGGCTAAAATATGTGTTTTGAACATAATATTGGTTCTGATATTTGAAATCTTTGTTCAAATATATAACCTGAACCATTTCCTCGTTTTTGGGGACTTGGTATAAGAAGTATGGTAGGAGCGGATTAAATACCAATGGGTCACGGGATGTCCAAGGGTCTTTCTCTGGATTCCACGGTGGGTCCGACACTGCTCTTAAAATGTCCTCAACGTTATCAATTTCGAGACACCCTCTAATTCTACCGAGCATCATTGGGTCATTGTTATCGATAACTCTTACCTGAAAAAAAATTGAATTGTTATCCATTTCCTCTATCGTTGTAAATTTTCAAAATATTATTATATAACATTTCAACTTTATCTAAATAAATCGTCCCTGCGATAATATTTTTCTTTGTTGATTCGAAATCATCTGTCAATAAATCCATGTATTTGACCAATAAGTTGTTTGGTAAATTATTCAGATTTGGTTGTTCTTTTACAATTTCGTCAAGTTGTTCTTTTGTCATAAATTATATTGCTTTTCCGACTCCACTAATTGGGCTTGTTAATACGATTTCCACTTTTTCGTTTGCTGCTCTTTCCTCGTCAATTGCTCTATTGGTTAGTAAATTATACAAATTCATTAAATTGGGGGAGCCATCGGGTAATACACCTGTGGGTATTCCCAAGGCCTGTAATTTTTCCAAAAAGTTAATGTTTGCTCTTTGAGGTGAAAAACCTGGTAATATTGCTGCTGCGGGTAACAATGCCAAAGGGATTGCATTATTAGAAATTCCATTGATTGAGTTCAATAGTAATAAAATATTTTTTGTCAAATCTTTACACCTTGCAAAATCATTTACTAATTGAGATACTATTAATACAAGTTCAATTAATCTAAGTATGATTGCATAGTTTTTTAATCTTTTGGAATTTTCGACATCTTTTATTATGATACTAATTAAATTCAATATGTCCCTTTTCAAAATATCATAAAGTGTTTTCAGAAATTCAGCATTGATTTTGGTGACCATGGAAATCATAAATTGTTTCCATTTTTTTGTAAAATCAGTTCCACTTGTGATGATGTTACTACCCTCTCGACCAATTTCAGTAGCCATGGTGTTTCCTGAATTGATTATTGTATTCGCGGAATTTATGTAAGTGTTGGCACTTGTAACTGCTTGGTTATAGGTAAATGTTGCAGCCGATTGTGTTATGGCCATCACAGAGAATATTGGTAAAAGAACCTTTGGCGATAGAATATTTGCCACAACCGCTAATGGCAAAGTTTTCAGAATTTTGTTGTTCACAGAAACATCCAAATTCAAATTATTGATTCCATAAACTTTCCATTCAGGATTTTCTACTATTGAATCTAGAATTTGTTCCAAAACACCAACTTTTTCTTCTACTGTGGCACCAGTTAAATCCCTAAAAGCAATTAATTGGTCAACTAAATTTGTAGCGTCTACTGGGAGTTTGATATTATCACAGTCTTCAAATTCCATCACACCATTTTTGATGTTTGAAATTTGTATATCAATATTTCTTAAATCAATCTCATTGAATTCAAAAAAGCTTTCATCAACCCCATCTAATTCGGCTATCTTTGCAATTCCACTGACATCAATCTCCCTTCTGTTATCAAAACATAATCCCAAAATCCTCTGTAATATGATTCCATATCTTGATTGATTATCGATTTGCCCTGACCCTGTTTTGGCTTCAATATCAATTGCACCTGAAATTATGTTAACAAGCTGTGCACCAATATCCACTGGGTCATTTATGGTTATTGTGCTATAGTAGTCCGAGATAAATTCACCAACCTTGTTAGAGGTTAACCCAGCATTATTTTCCCTATCAATTAACGCAACACGATAAAAGTTACCAGTAATACCCAATCCATTTGTTGTGGTATATTGAACATCAAATAAATTCTGTCCTGATTTTCCTTGGTAATTTTTTCCCAAGATTTGAGATAAACTTCTACCACTATTTGAAGGTTCCATGAGTTGATAGAGTTGTTTATTCATTGGATAATAATCAATCCCACCAAATGGTTTAAATTTTGGGTCAGCGGATGGCTCTGGTTTTTCGTAATAAACTTTTCCTATCTTAGTATCGGGTGCATTTTTTAAATTTTCTAAAAAATCGATTGATTGCACGGGTATGTAAAGGAATCCATCATTAGGTCCCTGAGGAATTGTTGAGAGTGGTTGAAGTTGAAGTAAAGAAGGTGATACACCTTTATAGGTTTGTTCTTGTGAACAACCTAAAGCTTTTATAGATTCTTCTTTGAGAATTGCGGCGGCTTTTGGCTCTAAGGTAGTAGCTACCTCTAAAAGTTTTTTTCTTAGATATTTTAATGTTTCAGAACCTTGTCCTTTAGTTTGAAAGATGTATCCTATTAATTGGTCTAACGAATTAGGGGGATTTCTTTGATACCTTTTTTGTAAATCTTTTACTTTATCGAGTTGACTTGTTGTAAAATTTTTTGATTCGGCAAATGAGTTCGCAACTGACTTTGATAAATCTTTTTCAGCTTTAAGAGTTTCCACCGCGGCCTTGAGAGCGCTTATTCTTGAGTTTACTCTTTGTTCCCCACTTGTTAAATCTATGACATTGTTAGCTTGCATCTTATCTCATTTTGTATGTTCCCTCGTCATTAGAAACATCCTTTTCAATGAGATTTTGAAGTAGGTCGTCATCCAAATCAGCCATTGAGAAGCTTTCCTGTGAATTATTGGATTTTTCCCAAATACTAGACTGTAGTTTCGAAAGACTTATTTTTTTCTCAACACAATCGTTTACAATTTTTTGTTGTTTCTCTATAACGGGACCTATGGTTGTCATGTCTTCAGGGTCCTTTAACATTGACAACATTTTATTTTGGATACGAATAGCGGTTTGTCTTTGTTCTACAAGTTCGTTGTATATCTCTTGCATCAAGGCAAGGATGGAGTCCTTAGTGAAATTAATTTCTTTTCTTTGTGGTCTTGGCATATCAATAAATACTTTTTCATTAATTTTTTAATTTATGTTGAATAACCAAGTATAACTTTTTGAATCTTTTGATTGAACTTCTGATTTCTTTGGTGCTTAGATTTGTCATCTCTCTCAATGACAATAAGATTACATTTTTATTGAATTTATTGTTATCTGCGCCGGAGAAAATACTTTCGTAGTTGTCAAACAAGTCTATGAGTGCATAACCCAACTTTTTTTCATTTTCATTCAAGTTTTCTACCTCAATAAAATCCTTCAATTCTTTGAGATATTCTACAATCAATACATCTGTTTCCAAAACGTCATCATCAATTGTGTAAATCATATCTGGACGCTCTTCAATCATTGAGGATATATCCTCATAAGATATTTTTCTGTTCGTCTCTTTTTGGTCTTTAATTATTTGACCCATCAAATAATTCTTACAAATAGTGCCGAAATAAGAATAAGCTTTTTTGTTTTTAGAGGGTTTGAATTTATCCACCTTTGTCATCAGGAAAGAATGAGTGTCAGTGTGTATTTCAATGAAATCCATATCTTTACGATACAATTTGTATCTTCGGATAATAGATGATATCATCTTATCCAAAGGAGCTCTTAGGAATTCGTTATAGATTTTATTTTTTTCTTCTGAAGATTCGGCTAACAAAAAGTTTCTTACCGCAGTCTCTTCCCTTACGTCAAAATAATTTTCTTTAACTGCTTTCCTACCCCTTTTTTTCGATGATATATCTTCTGTTAAAGCGGAGAGGGTTTCTTGCATTACGCATTTGGTGATTCATATTTTATGACTCTGTCGTCAGTAAAGAAATATTCTTTCTTGGCTGTCTGTAGCCAAAACTTAACTTCATCTTCTAACATTTTCGAATCACCATTTTTGTAATTCCAAAATATTGAACCCTCTCTAAGGTTAACGTGTTTGTAACCAAGTTTGGGTATAGTCATAATAGAAACTGAATTATACGTAAGTCTCAAAAGGAACTCATAAATAAAAGTGAGTTTGATTGAGGGTTTGAAACCACCAAAATCATCAATCAAAGATTTTTTGAATACTGACCCTGCGGTTTGGAAGTTCTGATAATCTTGAAGTGTGTCATTTGTCAAGAATCCCATTTCTTGTGTAAAGTTTGCCGCAAACGTTGCTTCATTTGTGAAACCAGCGAAGGTCCCTTTTTCGTCCACTTCGACAACTACTGGTAAGAACATCTGAACATCAGGATATGATTCAGCGTATTTCTTTACATTTTTGAACCAAATATTTGAGTATTCATCATCAAATTCAAAAAGAGAAATCCAAGTTGCTTTCGCATTTTTAATTCCGAAGTTGACTTGAGAACAGTAATTAGGTTTTTGACTCCACTCTAATAATTTTACATTCAGATTTTCGAAATTATAACTTTTCAAAAATTCTTGAAGTGATTCTTCAATTGAATGAACGATTAGAATTTCCTCTAGCTCTACAGACTGATTTTTGATTGAATTGATTGCTTTATTAAAATACTCTTCAAAGTCTTTTGCTTTAGAAGATTTGATAGGTAATATTACAGATACTGAAAATTTGTTTTCCATATTAGTTTTCTGTTTTTGACATTTGTTCTTTAAATGAGTTTGCTCTTGTGGTTAGATACGATTGAAATAGTTCAACTGCGTTCTCTTCAAACTCTTGTTTATTTGAGAAAGTTTCTGCTGTTTTTTGAAATTGTTCGTAAAGTTCAGGTTTGATGTTATCCTCCAACCAATTTTGAACAAAATCTGCTAATACATCAGGGAATAATGTTTGGTCTGTAATCCATATCCCATTGTCTTCGTTCATCCAATCGGGCATCAAATCTGGAATTTTGCCAATACAAGGAACACCACATTTCATGGATTCTAAAGGAAATGTTCCAAATCCACTCTTATCGTCAATCCAAACGCTGACAAAACATTCTTTCAAAGAGTTTGCAAATTCTGTTTCCGACAACCCTCTTAAGTCTCGGAAGGTAAACCATCTATATTGTGGAAACCTGAGATAAAAAGTTTTGATTATGTTCACCGCATCAGATTGTTCTTTGGTGTGAATACCAATAATCGGCATTGGTGGTAAATTTTTTGGTTGGAACTTATCATTTATATAAGGTTTCAAAACATCAATTGAGGATTGTCTCATTACCTTCTCGATATATTCTTTTTGTTTGAAATTGGTAGTTATACATTTGTAAAATCCAAACTGTGACCACGATTGACCTGGATTGAGAGTTTCTAACATGTGAGCATATTGTTGAGTTATAACAATTTTAGCACATGGCAATTGTTTAACTTGCTCCATAACGTATCCAAATATCTCGGGGATTACCAAAAAGTCTTCGGGAGAAATTTCTAAATTCTCACCTTCAATTGTTTTATGAGGAATCTTCATGTATTCCTCACCCATCCAATTTACACCTAAGTAATCTTTCTTTTCATGTAAAATGATTGGATTGAATCCATTATCCAAAAGGGTTTTTGCAACTTGATAGATAAATCTAACAGAAGCTTTAGCGTTGTTTTTGGTATCTTGAACCAAAAAATAAATTCTGGCTTTTTTGTCTTCCAAATTTTTGATTGAAATTTCTAATTTTTCTTTTACTGGTGCCTGCATATCAATAATGATTTATTAATTTTTTGTTTAGTAAGGTATTAAATGCCAATTTGAACGGTATACTAACGTTCTTCGGATTGTTTAAACCTAACTTATCTTCGAGAGGTTCCTGTTCTGATAGAACAGTTTCTAATAATAATTTTATGAGTTCAAATTTAATAACATTTATTCTCATTTCAGATGTTCCTGAAAGTGGCTCGTAGTTTTCATCATTGGACATGTCTAAATAATTTTCGACTTTATCCAAATCGATATAATAAGTTTCACCTAAAACACTAATCATAAAGTTTGTTCAATTTTGATTTCAATTCTCCTATCGACTGAATTGAATGGTTTGTATTTATATCCTTATTGTATGACGTTTCATATTTAATGACTTCCACATTAGAAGGATGATTTAATAATAGGTTTGGATTTGCAGTAAGTAAAACGTCTACGCTGTCCCAAAGATAATTTATTGTAGATTCACTATAAAATTTGACGTTTTCTGTAAGACATCCGAACTTGGATAGAAAAAATAAAGAAGCTGGTTTCGATTTTCCTATTTCGTCAGAAACAACAATAATATCATGTTCTTCTCTCATGTCCAAATAAAAATCATTAAAATCATTCATACCGTTATATTCCTTAGAACCGGCATGACCGAATATTTCCATAGTATACTCTTTGTATAAGAAATTATATAATTCATCTTCATCTTTAAATTTAAGATGTTTCATAATTTCTAAGGAATTCAATTCTGAAAAAACTTCACCTTTAGGTTCTTCGTCATCATCGAAACGATTTTCTATAAACCACTTCTCATAAACTTCTTGAATCTTTTTTAAGGTGTCTCTTAAAACTCCATTTATTTCGATTCCAATTCTCATTGTTCGTATTTTTTTAATATTTTCGAAATCAATGGATTTCTAACTACATCATAAGGTTTGAATTCGAAAATGCCAACATCTTCAATGTCATCGAATCTTCTAATCACGTCCCATAAACCTGTTTGTGTTTTATCTTTATGTCTGTCAAATTGTTCCAAATCCCCTGATATGAAAAATTTCGAATTGAATCCTATTCTTGTCAATAATAATTTCATTTGACTCGGAGTTGAGTTTTGAGCTTCTTCGAAAATGAGTATTGAATTATCAATATTCATACCTCTCATATAAGCTAATGCAAAGACCTCAATAGCTTCAGCTTCCTTAAGTTTTTCTCTCGTCTCTTTACCTATTATTTTATTCAAAAGATAGTATGATGGAAAAATGTATGGGTCTAACTTTTCTTCAACGCCACCAGGTAAACTACCTAATTTTTCTTCTGCCTCCACCGCCGGTCTGACGATGATAATCTTTTCGAAAGGAGTTAGAGGGTCAGAAAGTAAGTCTATTGCACATTTCATTGCAACATAACTTTTACCAACACCTGCTGGTCCTGAACAGATTGTAATTTGATTATTTAAAAGTGTGTCGTAATATATTTTTTGATTTTCAGATAAAAATTTTTGTTTGGTTTTCTTTTTTACTATCGAACAAATTAAGTCTTTCTTTGTTTTTATTTGTGCCTCATCTCTCTGAGCGGTCGTTCCACTCAACTTTCTCGTCGTTTTTGCCATTGTATAAATTTAATTTTTATCTTTTGTAGTTCACATATTCTTTTACTTCTCTTATTTCAGATGAAGTGATTGAATTGATTTCGTTTTTCAATTCGAATCTTCTGTCGTTTGTGATATACACTTTTCTAGCCAAATCTATAAACTCACCCTCGAATTTACTTTCAAGTTCCAAAACTCTGAGTCTATCCTCAATTTCCCACAGATTTGAGTTTGTGTTTACCAAATCGTGGTATAAATTTTCAATTGTCATATCGTTCAAATATTCTGAAGACAAGTTGTAAAGTAACTCGAATTCCTTTTTGATGTATTCAAGTTTTTCTGTATTTTTTACTTTTGTCTTTTTTACTTGAAGGATGGAAAGTTTATCAATTAACTCTCCGACACTAACAGGGACATTTATCATTTTATTTAATTTTTTTTCTAATTGGATTGTTTATTTCTCTTCTATAAACTGTTTTACCATTGTCAGGTGTTTCATATATCCAAGGGGTTTGTGTCTCATAGTCATCAACCTGAGATTTAATCCATTGATATGTTTTTCTTATACCAACTTCTAAAGGTTGACTAACTTCCCATCCAATTTTTTCTCTATATAACTTGTTGTCTGAGTTTCTTCCCTTAACACCCAACGGACACTTGAAACCGTATTTTTTTTCAAACTCTCGACCTGCAATATTTTTGACTTTTAATTTCTTACCTGAAATATTGATTGCTAGAATTGCTAATTCGTTGATTGAAACCATTTCTTCACTTCCTATGTTGACAGGTCCGGTAAAGTCAGACTTCATTAATCTTAACACAGCTTCTACACATTCGTCTACATAAAGAAATGAACGGGTTTGATTACCCTCTCCCCAAACCTCTATCTCATCACCGTCTTTTGATTCTGCAGCTTTTCTACACATCGCTGCGGGTGATTTTTCTCTACCCCCTTTCCAAGTTCCTTGAGGTCCAAAAATATTATGAAATCTTGCTATTCTAACATTGAGTCCATAGTTTCTATGAAATGAAAGGAATACTCTCTCTGAGAATAACTTTTCCCATCCGTATTCCGAATCTGGATTTGCAGGATATGCTGAAGATTCTTCACAATTTGGATTGTTGGGGTCTAATTGATTGTGCTCGGGATACATACAAGCAGAAGAAGAGTAAAAAACCTTTCCTACTTTTTTCTTAACACATTCTCTTGCAACATTGAGATTAATCATTGCTGAGTTATACATTACATCTGCATCGTGTTCTCCTGTGAAAATATACAAAGCACCCCCCATATCTGCAGCTAACTGATAAATTTCGTCAACACCTTCTTCGATTACCAATTCCACAACCTTTGGGTCAGTCAAATCACCCAAAATAAATTCATCACATATTTCATCTTGGAAAAAGTATTCATGTTTTTTTATATCACATATTCTAACGTGACATCCTTCTTCTTTTAATCTTTTAGCCAAATGCCCCCCTATGAATCCTCCACCACCTAAAACAACTACTTTTTTTTGTTTCATACTAATTTGTCATTTCATTTATAATTTTATTGATACCCTCTTTCAAGGATATCTCAGGTTTCCAAAAATTCAATATGTAAGGGTCGGGTTCGTTCTTTTTATTAAGTTGAACAGAATCTTTTTCGGTTGAAGGAATGACTTCACAAGGAATTGTCTCACGAATAATATTTGCAACTTCTAAAATTGTATTCCATTCAAAATTTGTTATGTGTAGGTTTTTTGACCTATCAATCTCATTATATTTTTGTGAAAGAATATACAAACAATTTGAACAATCCTCAGCATGTAAAAACTGTCTTTCTTCTGTTCCATCGGTCATCATTGTAATTTGACCTTTTTTAGCCTTTAATATGAAATCAGTCACAACGTGTGATTTTTCCAAATCATGTTCAGGTCCATACACGTTCCAAAACTTGACTGTGACTCCATTCAGTGCAGTTGAGAAAATCTCACCTAAACTTTTACAAACTCCATATGGTGAATATGACATATTTGCCATTTGTGATGATGCAAATATAAAAGGTTTGTTATGTTTTTTCAAACTTTCAAAAGTGTATAGTGTTAGCTTTGTATTATTTTCAATAAATTCATATGTGTGTTGATATTTTTTCAAATATCTTGAACCACCAACATCAAAAGCCAAGAACATCACAAAATCAGATTCCATCACCAAATCATCAATGATATTTGGTATTCTTAAATCTTGACTGGGTATTTTAGCGTTATCAAATTCTATTACTGTTTCCCCTTTGTTTCTGAGGAATTTACATAATTCCATTCCGATTTGTCCTTCGGAGCCTAAAACAAGATATTTCATTAGAATAAATTTTTAAGATAGTTTTCCCACATGTAATCTTCTGCTAGTGGTAATTCCAACGCTTTCTTGAAATTTCTTTCAATTGCGGGCATCATGGACTGATATTTTTCTACAGTTAAACTTGACAAGTCGGGGTCATCCTCCAAGAATATTACTCCTGTTGGGTCGAAGTATTTCTCAACGACCTTCCTCGAACCATAATATACAGGGACAGTTCCCATAACAAAATTATCTGTAAGTTTCTCTGTGAAGTATGTGTCAGAATTATCATTTTCAATTGAGACTGAAAACATATAATCTCTCAATCCATCCTCTTTATCGTTTATTTGGTGGGGTCTGCCTGAACCGAATAGGTCCACTTTATCTTTCAATCTCTCAACCCATTGTAGTCTGTTTTGGTGACCCCTCAACCATCCTTTATTGGATGCAATCATGGATACAAGTTTAGTTTTTGGGTGTATCATTCTATTTCTTTCCCAAATCCAAGGAACCGCATTTGATATATTGTAAACAAATGGTGCACCCATTTCGACAAGACTATCCATACAAGTGAATATCCACTTATAATGTTCCCTTGTTTTGTCAATATTATCTAAGAGATATTTGATTGTGTGCTCATTCATCTGTGGTGATTCGAGTAACCATCCAATTTTTTCTCTTGATGGGTCATTGAATCCCCAATCTTTAATGTAGTTATCAACATATACACTAACTTCGTGTGGTGTTTCAGTTTCTCTAGATAGCCATTGTATATACTTTGGCATGTTGCGGTTTGATGAACAATCATATTCACCCCACCAATCTGATACTTTCCTGATTAATTTTTTTTCCATTTTTTATCTTTTAATATATGCTCCACCATAAGTCCCATTATGGGTTAATTCAAATTGGAGATTATGTTTATTTATCCATTCGTTGAAGGCCTGCCTTTCGTGATGGTCATATTCAGAATTCCCACCATGCCAATCATCAAATCTTATGAAAACCTCTGACCATTCACATTTTAACAAAAATTCGAGTGATGATACCGTTGGTTCATATATGTCTACATCAACATTACATATAGAAATTTTTCCGATTCCGTAATCTGATGGATGTGTTAATTTGTGAATATCTGAGATAATTGGTTTTATATTTGGCTTACTTGATAGTTTTTGCAGGGCCTCATCTATTGTTTTTGGAAACTCGCAACCTTTTGCGTTCCATGCACCCAACGCAAAAGAACCTTCCCTCCAATCACTTGAGGATGGTAATGGTTTGGAACTTTTTCCAAGTCCTTGAAAATGGTCAATTGTGAATACTGTTTTGTCAGGAAACATTGTGGCAAGTTGGATTGCACTTTGACAAGTGCAAGTTCCAAACTCCAAAACATCACCAATTAGAGAATATTTTTTCGATATCTCTTTTAAAATTTCTAATTTACATGAAAGGTTTGAGTTGTTCATCTTGCTCTTTTTACGTGGACCCCACCTATATAACCACCGTGAGTTATTTGGAAATCATATTTATATTTTTCAATCCACTCTACGAATGCTAAACGTTCATGTTGGTCGTATTCGGATTCACCTCCGTGCCAATCGTCAAACCTGATGAATATCTCGGACCATTCGCATTTTGTTAAAAACTCTAATGAAGAAACTGCTGGTTCATAAATGTCAACATCAAGGTTACATATGGAAATTTTTGAGATATTATAATCCGAAGGTTCAGTTAAGTCATGGATATCCGATATAATCATTTCGATATTATTATGACCTTTGAATCTATTTTTAAGTTCTTCTATAGATTTTGGAACACTAGAAATATGTTTATACAAAGGATTGTCCAAAGCAAATGCTCTCTCAATCCAATCACTATCTTTAGGAACGTTTTTGTTTGTTTTTTCTAACCCTTGAAAATGGTCTATTGTGAAGATGGTTTTATCGGGGAAAAGACCTGAAAGGACTTTGGTGCTCCCACCTGTGAAAGTTCCAAATTCAATTACATCACCATCCAATTTGAAGTTTCGAGATGTAACAATTTTTTTTACGTCAGATATTTGACAAGATTCGCTGTTTGGACTTGTATTAATCATTTTTTAGAGGAATTAATCTTCCACCCTCAACCCAATCACAATTTATAGTGTGCCAGTAAGATTCGTAGATATCCTTTGCATTAGGACCTTTAGGACCGAACCAACGAGATGGGGCGACAATTTTTTTATTTAAGTTTTTGTTCAAAAATACACCCCACCATGAAAAAGTGGAGTTTGATATTATGTGATTTTGACAGAGTCCCATTAAGTATAATTCTCTCCAATCCTCAGACTCATTTACATAAACTACACTTGGAAAATTTAAATTTTGTTTAACAAAATCGTGGTCATCACTGAAAACAAATACTGTTGAGTATTCCCCAATTACTTTTAGAGCTTCTTGAATATACTCTAAACTAATTGTTGGGTGAATCTCAGGGAATTGAAGATATTCACTTCTTCTGACGTGGAGAGATAAAGTATTTGGTTGGGATAATTGAGGATATTTTAATTTCATTTCTTCGACCAATTCAGGGTTAGGTTGAAAAATATCTCTTATTTTTTCATCGTATCCAAACCAATTTTTGGAACTTTGATAGTATCCATAGAATGAGGTATTGGTTTCCAGTGGATTCACTTCAGAATACTCGAAAGGTCCTTCATATACGTGTGTAAAACCTTCAATCTTATCTGAAAATTCCAAGTTTCTGAATACGTTATCGATGTAATTTTTAGCATTTCTCCCTTGACCTGGTGTCCAAGAATCAGGAAAGAATTTTACCTCTCTGTTGTGTTTCCAGCCTTGAGCTAAAGCGTGTGCAGCCTCAAACAATTGATTTCCTAATCCACCCATAAGGTGTGCTGATATTAAATTCGACATCACTTTAATTTTTTACATATAGAGTATCACCCCAAACACTATGAAATTGGTGATAGTATTTTTTATGAAATCCCTTGGACTCCATTAATGAATCTATTTCTGTGTCAATTTTCTGACCTTCGTATAATTCTACTTTAGCCGTCTCAATTACTATTATATTCGCATTAAAAATTAATTCACTCGAATTAAGTATTTCAAAATCATGTCCTTGTGTATCAAGACTGACTAAATCGAAATTAGACTCTAAATTATTTTCAGAAATGAATTCATCTATGTTGATTGTATTAACTTGGCAAGTATCAACTTTCTGTATATCTTGATAAAGTTCCAAGTGGATTTTCAAATCCTGAAGGGATGAACATCCTGGGTTTGTTTTCGATGTGTTTTCAATTATGTTGAAACTAGCAACTCCTTTCTTATTGCTTACCGCATAGGGAAATAATGAGTTTTCAAAATTATATCCTGCAAGGTTTTTTTCTAATTGGCTCAATAGTTTTGGGTTTGGTTCGAACCAGTAAACTTTTTTTGGATTGAGTCTGTTGTAAAAAGTTACTTCTTCACCTAAACACGCTCCGATGTGGAGGATGTTGTCTATTTTTTTTGTTTGGTTAATTTCCAAAATAATGTTTTCTATACTTGAATCAAAACTCATAGTTTTGTGTAGGGGGTTTTGTTTCTGATTTTATTGACCGTTTCAATAACCTTGTTCATATTGACTTTATGGTCATTGAGTGGGTTAGATTCATTGTAAATATAATTTATGTCGGTCAAAAATCTATAATGTTCCATACCTGACATTTCAAACATCGGAAACATAAAAGATAGGTCACCAGCAACATCCCAATAGTTACCTTTGTCGTCTCTCAAGTCTTTTTCGTCAATTTTTTTCCAAAGCCAAGATTTCCATGTTCTCATGTGAGAAAGGGTGAAAACTTGTTTTCTTACATCTACATTTGTCGTAGGTGGATTTGCAAAACCTGGTCTTCCGTCATGATACTTGAACGAACCACTTGTCATCCAAACATTTTTATCTTCATAGACTTTTGCAATATTGGACAGAACTTGTGAGTTTGGTAACCAATCGTCTCCATCAATCTCAACACAGATTTCTTCCCCTTCAATACCTCTCCATCTTATTATTTGGTCGTAGTTGCCTGGTTGATAAAACTTGATATGATTTTCAATAAGAATAAACCTTGGGTCGTCAGATATAGTCCTTTTGATGATTTCTCTAGTTTTATCCGTAGATAAATCATCAGTTATGTAACATATAAAATCTTTGAATTTTTGACCCATTATACTCAACAAACACCTTTCAATGAATTGTTCGCAGTTAAAAGTGGTGGTTAGAATAATCATGATAAAACTTCTCTGTATATATTTTTTATTTTTTCACTTACTTTACTACTGTGGTATTTCTCAACGTCATCGGGAACTTGATAAAGTTCTTTAGAAATAATAAATCCATTCGAATCTACCTTATATATCCAACCTGGTTTCTGGCATAACCAACCCTCTATTGTTGTTCTACCCAATTGTATTCCGGCTGTCTCTGAACATCTATTTATAAAACTTTCAACATTCCAAGTTGGTGGGAAATGCTTGACGTGTGAATTCAAAAGAATTTGTGGAAGATAATTCGATTTATCCTCTCCAACAATCCAAAGTTCCTTTTCATTTTCTTTTGTGTAGTCAATCAAATCCATTATTGTTTCTCTTCTAAGATAATCTATAGTCCCAACAAACAATATCGCGTTTTCTTTTTTTACATTCTTAGTAACAAATTTGTTTTCATCTATAGGGTTATAAATCACTTCAATCTCATTTTCAGAAATCTGAAAATTTTCAATCATATAATTTTTTATTTCAGGTCTGATTGCAATGTATTTTTTTATAGATTCATGTTTGATTGGATTTTCTAATTCAATGACTTCAGAATGTATCGAATAAACTTTTTCAACCTCAGGATAGAATTGAATCATCCTTTCCGCAACAGGTTTGTGTTGCATATGAATAATATCGAATGGCGCCTCTGTAACTCTATACATCATATTTGGTGTAGAAGGTTGAAATCCTTTTTCCGTTGTAAATCCCCATTTCCCGTCACCCAATTTAAAACCAGGCGCTTGTTCGAAACTTATAACCTTGATACCTTGTCTTTTTGCCATATCGGTTAACACTCCACCTATTTGAGACATGATTGTAACATCACAACCCAATTTTTGTAATTTTTGTGCTAATTCATAAACGTATAATTCAGAACCGGTAAAAGTTTTAAAAAATAAACAACTCAATAAAACTCTAATTTTTCTTTGAGTATCATATGGTATTTTGACAGGTAGGTTTTGGCTGTATTTGGTTTCGAATAACTGTCTATTTTTTTCCCATTGGTCATTGGTGGCACCGATTGATTTGTGAGTTATTCTTATATTTGTGATTACTCCAATCTTAACACCTTCCATAAAGTTTTCAAAACAAAATGGGATATCATAGAAATGAAATCCTTCGAATTCTTCATTGAAGTTTTTCTTAATTCGACTTTTACTGACAGCAATGAAAACACCGTCCAAGACAATCACAGGAGTCACCGAACTACCAATTGATTCCGAGTATTTTGATTCCCATTTTTTTCCTCCACTTTCGTGATTAACAATTCCTATCATTTTTCTTCTATCCTCCCACCATTTTCCACTCGCGGGCATAGATGTTGTTCCTGCCATACCGATAATACCATAGTCGGTTTTTTCGAAATGTTTAGTGATTTTGGAATACCAGGAGTTTGTATCGAAATAAATGTCATCATGACAAAATACGATAATATCAGTTTCTGATTCTTTCAGAATTTCGTTATAAACTTGAGCCAATGATTTTTCTCCGTTATTTATTTTTTCAATAACGTTAATTTTTTTGTATCCTGATGACTTTTTTAAATATTCTATAAATTCAGGCTTGTGTTCTCTGCTTGAATAACCAACTGTTATCATTATCCTAATCTTTTTTTCTTTGCTTCTTTTATAATTTCGTGTGGTGTTTTGTTGGGGTCAATTTTGGATATTTGGATGCAATCCAAAATAAACTCAGCGAGCAAATGTTTCCTCTCTAGTTTTTTGATTAATTCAATCAAAGTGTCCAGATTTTCGTAGTATTTTCCCATTATCAAAAATTTAAATTCCTGTGCTTCCAAAACCATTGTCTCCCCTGTCTTTTTGACCAATCTCATCAACAGGAACTAAATTGACAAATCTTCCGTTTTTCACAGGACAAAGAACTGCTTGAGCAACTTTCATGTTTTTTGAGATTGTAAATTTGGTTGGGTTTGCATTAAAAACAGGCACTTTTATTTCCCCTGTGTATCCTTGGTCTACGGTGCCTGGCGAGTTTAAGACCATTAAACCTTGATTAACTGCTAATCCACTTTTGGTTCTTATTTGTATTTCATATCCCTCTTCGAAATTGAACTTTAGACCAGTAGAAACCAAACCTCTTCCAAATGGTTCTAAGGTCATTTCATCAACAGAATATAAATCAAATCCTGAATCAGTTGGGTAGTTATATGATGGAAAGATTGCGTCCTCATGAATTAGTTCAATCTCAACCGTTTGTGTCTGTAATGCAATTGTTGCGTCGGCATTCATTTGTTCCATGGACATCCCAAATAAATCTTCCAACTCACGTTGGTAATTCTCATCAGGTTCCATACCTACCTCATCCTTTATCCTTTGGAATTGTTCCATGATTTCTTTCAGAAGTTCTTCATCTTTTTTTTGCATGTTATTTAAGTTTTTGAATTTTTTTAATTACATCAATTAATACAGACACATCTTTCTCACAATATTTTACAATACCTTCAATATCTTTTTTTACCCAAAAAGCGTCATGAACCTTATTACCTGTAATTTCCATGGTCTTCGAAGATTCTACACCCAAACATACACACATAAGTTCCAAGGATGCAATTGAGCCATAGCCACCGTATTGCCAAAATTCCTTAGTGTCAAAAGCCTTTATTTCCCAAGGTTTCGTATCGTGTCCTGGTAATATCTTTGGTGGTTGAAAACCGTTTATAATCATTCTTTTAGCCAACATTGGAATGTCAAAACCTTTTACATTATGTCCACAAAGAAAAAAACCTAACTCCCCAACTTTTTGTAAAAGTTTCTGAACTTCAAATAATATCTTTTTCTCATCAGGGTCACTGAAAGATTGCATTCGTGTGTTACCTTGTTCGGTCACAAATGCAACACTTATACATGCAATTCTTGCAAACTCAGGGACAAGTGCCGCTCTATTGACGAACATATCACCGATTGGTTTGTCCGCATCTTCTGGGAATCTTTTTTGAAACCAATCAAAATAGTTTTCAAATTGGAAAGACAACGCTGGTTGGTTTTTTACCAAGGAATCCCAATTGGGTTGGACTCCAACGGTTTCGATATCTAAAAAAAGAATCTTACTAAGTGGAATGTTTATCATAATATAGATTTATAAAACTCTGCTCTATGTTTGGTGACTATGTTCAAATCATATTTGTCCTTCACGGTTTCATACAACCTTTCACCTAAATCGGTAACCCAATTTCTATTTTTTTCTAATTTTTCTATAAACTTAGCCCAATCTGAATGATTTCTATTTTCTTCAACTAAAAGAGCATTACCGTCTGTAAATTCTCCATTTTTTAAAGCGTGTTTTAAATCTATTGTATAAGGACCTAAGTTAGAAGCAATTATTGCTTTTTTGTAAAAACCAGCCTCAATTACTTTAAGTTGAGATTTCATTCTGTTGAACATATGATTTTTAATTGGTGCTAAAGATATGTCGAACTTTGAATAGTTTTTTGCATATGACTGAACTGGTTTGGTCCAGACTCTGATATATGATTCTTTGTTTTCTTCAGGGTAAGATTCTTGAGAGTATTTCAAAAGATAATTTTTATATTCTTCGGATACAATAGAGAAATCTTGTGTGAATATTTTTTCGTAATTAGCCCAAACAGTTTCGTGTGGTAATATGTTTCTTTTTTTATGTTCTCCTGTTTGTTGGTTGATTTCAGTTATTGTTCCTCTTGTGTCAAATCCACAAATTACAAACTGTAGTTTGTCTGAAAGTTTAGATAACTTACTGAATGATTGGTCTAACAACTGTAGGTCGTGTAGATGAGAAGAACCTCCAAGCCAACCTACTCGTAATCTGTCTGATTCAGGTGTTGGTTCCTTAAATTGTGATTCTGTTGGGTTAATTGCGTTTGGAAAAACGAAAACGTTTTTGTTCAATTTTTTTATTTCGTCTGCAAATATTGAGGTAGTTGTTGTAACAAATTCGGCGACTTTGAGATTGTTTGTAATTTTCTCATTTATTTTGTTGAATCTTATTACATCGTGGATTGGGTGTTCCTTACCTGGCATCCAATAGTCATCGATGTCACATATTGTTTTAATTCCCATTGATTTCAATCTCGGAATCAATTCATAGGCTTTTTCGAAATCAGCACCTAAACTTCTATGGAACGCAACTATTTGGTATTTCTTCCAAAAAGAATCATCGTTATACGGAACTTCATATATAATATCGACATGAAACTCTTCAGGATATAAATTTTGTAGAAAAATGTGAGGGTCTACAGACCTAAATTTGCCAACACCTGTTCTATCTGATGGGACAACTAATACGTTAATTTTGGGCATAAAAAAATTGTTATATTGGAGAAATATAACAATCTATGTTGAATAAAGAAATATGTTAGGATAACTTTTTAATCTTTGTAACCTTTCCTTCGAAAATATGTTTACCAACCTTGAAAGAGAAAATCTCATTAGTTTTTTCTGCACTTTCAACCAAAAGTCCATTTTTTTCTAATGCTTTCTCTACGGCCTCTTCAATCATTTTTTGAATCATGTTGTAGTCAATACCTGAGGATACTTTTGTTGTTTGTTTGTTCTTAGCAGATTCAGGAATGTAGTTACTATCTTCTCTCTTCATTAATCTTGAAGCTTTTTCTACTAAGTCATTTGATAGAGTTGCTTGTTGTTGTTGTGCTTGCGCAATCGGATGTTCAATCATTAATCTTTTGATTTCGTCAGGTAATTTTGAGTTCTTGATTGCATCGACACTAGGAACTCCAACAGGTTTAGTATTTTCTCTTGGGATTTGACTCAGAAGAGGTGCAGATTGTTGTTCTTGTAAATACTCCTGTGGAATATTGTATTTTGCTTGTGGGACATCGAAGTCTTGTAAAGATGTTGGTGGCAATCCACCACTAATACTATTTCTAGATTGGTTGAATTTTGGACTGTCCATTATGGCTTTTGAAGCCACTAATCTACTCATTAAATCGTTCTCGTTCATAAAATTATGTTGTTTGAGGTTGAGTATTATCAAACTTAGCAATCGTAATTACTGATACCATACTCTTATCTCCGTTAAAATTATAATTTGGTTTCGGAGTATTGTAAACTTCACCTGTTGGTTTCATAGATAGGATTTTATCAAGTCTAAATAATCTCCATCCAGGTAAAGGTTGTTCACCCTTATATCCTGTGTGAGATGCTCCTTCTCTATCCCAACCTCTCATGACTAAATTACCTGCCTTACTTTTACCTAAAGCCACGGGCTCTATTTCACGAAGTCCTCTACCACCTGGCTCGTCACCATCGTAGTATATCACACAAACTTTTCTCCCATTGACAGCATCTTGAACTGTTTGTATGGAAGCAATCTCCGTGAGTAAACCTTTTAGTGTGTTCGTTAGATTCATTAGAAATCAGGGTAAGTTTTACTTGAATTGAATTTGTTGATTTTTATTTCATTTTTTCTTTCAACAATGTCTGTGATTGTTCCTGCATTAACATTGTAAACATCTAAAAATGTTCCCGTTCCTCTACCCATTGAATCACCGTCGGCAACAGCGTCTCTATTAACTGATGAGTATTCATTCCCAACCGCATTAAAATCGTTTTTTGGAATTAACTTTGCTCTCTCAGCGTCTGCGATAGCGGTAAGGGTATTAGGTATGTTCTGTGATAAATCAACATTGATTTGTTCTGACATAAATTACAATTTTGAAATTATTTCGTTTATCCTTTTCAGACTTTCAGTTACCGCGGCAGTATATTTGTCCACGGTTTTCGAATGTTCTTTTGAAGGTCTCACATTTGTAAAATCCTTTTTTTCGTGAGGTTTTATAAATTGATTCTGCATTCCTGCATCCATCTTATTTCTTTTAGTAAGGTGACCAAATTCCCTCATTTTTCTTAACTCATCATTCACAAAATTTTTCATCAGATGACCACCGTTTAGAATGAATTCCTTTTCGTTTTGATTTCCCTTAAAACTATCGAAAAAGTTTTTTATTCTTTTCAATTGTTTATACCCAATAAATCTTTTGTCTTGAAGTTCTTTATTTCTTTTAAGTCCTTCAGTGTTTTCATCAACTTCTCCCACATATTTGAAAGATTTTTTTAGATGCTTTCTTATGTGTGCGGGTAATTCAATTTCCTTATCGTATAAATCTTTATTCACCGTCTAGTAATTTCAAAAAGTCTTTTTTAGATAATCCTTCTTTTTCCATTTGTTTCAACAAAGATTTCGCATTTTTCTTAAGCAGACTTGAAACTTCTATATTTTTTTCTTTTTCTGAAATGTCTGCGTTCGACGAATCCTTTTTCTTGGCCAACATATCCTCTAACATTTTTATTGCTTTTTGTTTTTGGATTTCAGGTAAAATTTGTCTTGAAATAAAATTAGGGTCTTTTCTGTATTTTGACTTTTTGTCTCTTTTACCTGAAGGGTCTTTGCCTTGTTGTTCTGTTCGGTCCTTGGCCTCTTCGGAACCCATTTCTAATTCATCTTTGAAATACTTGAAAGTTTCTTTTCCGTCGAGGTCTTTTGTTTCTTCATATCCGAAAGCTGCAGACATATCCTCTTCGCTCATTTCTTCGATTGACTCGCCATAGTAAGTTCTGTAACCACGTGAAATTGGGTCGTTTGTTATACGGGAAGCTGCAACAGTTTGGTCCATAGTTTTTCTAGGGTGAAGTTTCGGGTCTAAGATTGGGATTTTAGAGTTTGTCATTGAACCATCGGTTGCAACTAGCTCCTCAATTTCCCCTTTCATGTCTTTTGTGTTTTTATTTGATTTATTTTTCAATAATTTTTCCAAATAATTTAAGACGTGTTTAACCTTAGATTTAGGGACCTTAATCATTTCATCTTTTTTTCTTGCTTCCACAAGAGTTGGCTCTACAGAGAAATATAATGAATAGTCTTTTCCTTTATCTCTTAAAAAGAAATAATATGGTGAAGAATAAAATTCTTTATCTGTTGTAATCATCGCTTCTTTTTAAACTATAAATACTATGACACAAGGTATTTATCATTAGTTTATGTCGTATCAGAATATTAATCAATACAATTTTAGAAGGTTAGGCCTATTACCTGTTAATGAAATAACGGATATTTGTCTTGCGTCAGACGAAAAAACCTTTGACCAAGAGGTAATTTTTTCACCATTATTAATTGGTGATGATGACGGTAATAGAATGCCTTTTAAATTTGAATTTAATTCGACAGGGACAACTGTTGCGACAGTCTCTGCGGTAACATTTGATTTTGATACCATAGTATCCGAAAACTACTGGAACCCAGACAACCTCGACCCAAATTTTTGTCCATCAGCACAAACTCTTTGTGATGTTGGTCTTACGGGTATTGATAATGGTTTAGTAAAAAGAATGTCGGGTGAAACAATTGAGATAACGACTGGTCTATATACAAACATATCCGACAAGTTTTCAAGATACAAATATGATAGGAGAATGAAACTTCATCCTATCACAGGTTTTACAACAACAAGTAACCGTCTTTGGAATGATGATTCATATACCTACGATTTATCGTATGACAGTTATGGTGATTTAGTAGGAAATTTTGCCAGATTGAATGGAGGATTTTACCAAGGATTCTATAAGTTACCAGGTTATACCTATCAAGTATTCCCTCAAAGACCTCATTGGGGTTGGACAACTGAGGTTATGTTACGTTATAGATGGACTGGTGATACAAATGTAGGTTTGAATAAAAGATACCCTGAAAATAAAGGGGCATTCTTCTACATGGGTGCGAGAGCCGAAAACAAATTTTATCATTATGCGGACGGACACCCAAAACAAGATACAGGTTACACAAGAGTTACATCTGGGTTGACTTGTATGCATACCTGCGAATGTCTACTGACGGGAATTACCGCTGAACATTCTTGTATGAAAGTTTATCAACAATCGGGAGGAACATCAACAAATTGCTCCTGTGGTTGTCCGTGTAATTGTGAAACAACTGTCAAGTATCCTGAGCTAGACCCACTATATGACGGAGTGTCAAATGCACTTTCTTTGAGATTGAGTGGGGACACTGGTAATCCAAGACTGTGTGTTAAAACATATAGAATTACAGGGGATTGTGAATTTACAGGTGCATGCCTGTCGGGTTTAACTTATGTTACTGGTGTTACAGTAAATGAATGGTGTTCAACAAGGGGTATCTTCCATGATTGTGAACAAACTGATTATTCAAAGCTTGAGCATTGGGTACAAATAGATGCTGTTTTTGAAAGAAATGAATGGTTTGATACTTGTGATTTATATGAAAAAGGGGGATTAGGTTTGATAACAGAAACAATCTATACCGCTACTCCTGCTCACAATAGTGTTAGTCTTATTGAACCTCCTCTAACCCATGAGAAAGATTATGACCCGGCAACAACTGAAATTGTAACTTTTAATGACAATTGGACACTTGAACAAATATACCGTTTGGGTAAATTCAAGTTATACGTAAATGGTAGACTTTTCATGGTTGTTGAAAACTTTGAAGAGATTATTCCGAGACTTTTAGACACACCAAGAGAAAAACAAATAGGCGTTTCTTATAACATTTCTGTTGGTGGTGGAACACAGGGATTACACGACAACCTTACATTCTCAGGAGGATGTCCTGAAACTGTTGACGAAATAGTTTATCAACAAGACCCAGAGTGTTTAACAACACATGATTTGGACAACACAATCTATTCAGGTTTAACAACACACATCAAACTTGAAGAATATTTTGGTGGCAGTTTAATTGGGGACATTAGTGCATTTAGAATGTATACAGAGCCTTTAAATGCTTCACAGATTTGGCACAATTTCAAAATTCAAAAAGACAAATATGATTTGTTAGACCCTAAGTGTCCTGACTGTAGAGTTTTAATTTTACCAACACCTTCACCTACAGTAACTCCTACTGTAACACCAACACCTTCGATTACCGCTTCGGAAACACCAACCTTGACACCAACAAGTACGGAAACACCAACCGTTACGCCATCAGAAACCCCAACAAATACTCCTACACCTTCAATTACTGCAAGTCCTGGTCAAACTCCAACTGCAACTGAAACTCAAACACCTACACCTACCGAGACACCAACAAATACTCCTACAGAAACATCAACTCCTACATCCACACCTTCGGAGACACCAACTGAAACTCCAACCGAAACACCTACCAACACTCCAACACCGACGAAATTGAGATTCGCGTTTAATGTTTGTTCGGGAACTACTTTGATTGATGCATGTCAATGTGTTGATAATGGAATTATATATGGTGAGTTTGAGAACTTCGATGAGAATAATCAATTCTTTGATTCTCCTACGGGTTCAAACACGGTTAATCTTTCTGGATATTATTCATATAATAACATTGTGGTTGAACTTGATTCAGAGGGGTTCACAATTGGTAGTTTCTCAATATGTCCTACAACAACACCAACATCAACGGTTACACAGACTCCGAGTGAGACGCCAACACAAACTCCGAGTGAAACCCCAACAAATACCCCAACTCAAACTGAGACACCAACACAAACTCCTACTGAGACTCCAACAGAAACCATAACACAAACTCCAACTAACACCGGAACTCCTACAGAGACTCCTACTAACACTCCGACTGAGACACCAACTCAAACTGAGACTCCAACAGAAACTCCTACTAACACTCCAACAGGAACCCCGATAGAAACCGTAACCCAAACACCAACAGAAACTCCTACTAACACTCCAACTGAAACTCCTACAAATACGCCAACTGAGTCTCCAACTCAAACACCTACTAATACTGTAACACCAACCATAACCGATACTTCTACATCTACGCCTACTCCAACAATTACAGATACACCTACTAATACTCCTACTAATACTACAACTCCAACAATTACAGATACACCTACTAATACTCCTACTAATACTACAACTCCAACAATCACAGATACACCTACTAATACTCCTACTAATACTGAAACTCCAACTCAAACACCAACACCTGATGTAACACCTAATCCTGTTTGTGATATTCAAATAACCTTACTACCAACACCTACTCCTTCGTCAACTCAGACACCAACACCAACAAATGAACCAAGTCCAACACCTACTGAAACTCCAACTCAAACACCAACACCTGAGGTAACAAGTACTCCAACACAAACCAACACACCAGATGTAACACCTACACCAACTCAAGCGATTGTACCAAGTGACCCAACCCTTGAAATTTATTATCAAGGTCAGACTGGTGACCAATTTAACCCTAATGCAACAAGTGGTTCGACATTTACACAATGGGAAGATTCATCTGCAAGTGCGCACAATGCCAACCCAATTGGTGGTGGAGCTGGTCCTTCTCCTGAATGGTGGAGCGGTGTTCAAAATGGTTTAGGAGGAGTTTGGTTCAATGGAACCTCAGATGGTTTAAGTGTAAACCCTCTTGTTGACTTATCATCAAAATCAGGACAAACAATCATTATGGTTGTTAAGACACTCAATTCAACTAATACGGCTCAATATATTCAGGGAGGTTCTGATGGAAATACAGGGTTGGATGCAACATACATAAGACAAAGTGGTTCAACATACAACATTGCGGCTGGTGGTGGTTTTGCTACGGGTGGTGTTGTTAATACAAATCCACACATTATATCTTATGTGTTTAGTGGAACAGGTGTGACCAATCAAGATAAATTAAAGTTTTATATTGATGGTTCAGGACAAACCTTGACCTATATAACTAATGTTGGAACAACAACAAATGCACTTCTTGATTATGTGTTCTTGGGAGTATCCTATACGGGAGCACCCGCGGGAACCACACAGTTCTTCTATAATGGATTTTTGTTTGATGTGTTAGCTTACAGTAGAGCTTTATCTCCATCGGAGTTACAATCTGTCCAACAATATCTATCAAATAAATGGAATATACCACTATTATAAAATGACTACAGGAGTACAAATATCAAGCACGAATTTTAATGGTCAGATAGCCAATATTACCTTTTATCCTGATACGGGAGGAACTGTGAGCTTGGGTGCAAATGTGTTACCATATACGGTTGAGTTGGAATATTTTAATGGAAGTTATGAACTTTATTTTGGGGCTTTTGACCAAACATGTTATACCTATATTTCTAACCCCGATACAAACTATTTATTACAAGAAGATTATTCAACCCTTGACCAAGAGGATAATTACAAAATTTTAATTACATAATATGCCTAATTTACCAATATCTGCATTACCAGAATTAACCGCGATGACTGCCAACGCTGAATTCGCAGTTGCTCAAGGAGGAGTAACTTATCGTGTTAAAAATAGCACATTAGCACCATTTCCAACTGTTTATGGATTATTTTCCCAAACGGCAAATAGCGTATCAATTAGTGCAACAACTGTTGAAGGGACTTTAATCAATGGGGGTGTTGGAACTCTTACCGTTGGTGCGAATCAATTTCAAATTGGGGATTCTTTTAGAGCGGATTTTGGTGGGTTATTGTCTTCAAAAAATGGAGACACAATTCAAATCCGTGTGAAGGCGGGTTCAGTTGTGTTGGCGGACAGTGGTGTACAAACTATGAGTTCAGCGACAGACGATGTTTGGCAGTTCTCAATAAATTTTACAATTAGAACTCTTGGTGTTGCTGGAGTTGCCGATATTGTATCTCTTGGAGTATTTCATACAACAAAACAATCAAGTGGTGTTCCTGCAGGTTTTGCGTTCAATACTGTAAACGATACAACCTTTGATACAACTATTCCGAATACTCTGAATGTGACTGCTCAGTTTAGTTCTAATAGTCCTTTGAACTCAATTTTCAGTGATATTTTTGTTCTGAATAAGATTTATTAAAAAAGAAAATAAAATTGAGCGAGTTCTCAGTATTTATATAAAAAAAGTAAAATGGCTTGTAGTAAATATATTTTAACAAACACAGGTTCCACAATAGCAACTTTCAACTATAGAAGATGCGAAGATTCAATGTGGGATTACCAAGTAGAATTAGAACCAAATCAGGTAAAAAACATTTGGTTGATAGATGGAACATATTCCACGGCGAATACAACAATCGTTCTCCAAAATATGGGTGCGTTCCCACCAACTGGACCCACACCTACTCCGACATCTAGTCCGACTCAAACACCTTCGAACACTGCAACGCCTACAACAACACCAACCAATACTCAGACACCAACTGCGTCAGAAACACCGACAAATACTCCAACGTTCACACAGACTCCGACTAACACGGAAACTCCAACGCAAACTCCAACACCTACAAACGTTGAGAGAACTGCTATTGTGAGATGTCACGATGAGACGGATATATTACTAACTTGTGATTGTGTTCAAACAGCAAACATATTTGTAAATGGAACAAGTTTGGCGGATTCAACATTAGTTTGGTCAGATGCTACAGGTCCAAATACAGGTAATCCGGAAGGTTATTATACTGAAGATGGTATTATTTACATAGTTGCTTCTGGTTGTGGACCAGGTTGTATTACGGGAGCTACAATTACAGTTGATGGAAATTGTGGTCCAACACCAACTCCTACTTCAAGTCAAACACCTACACCAACTCCAACTAACACAGAAACACCAACTCAAACTCCAACACCTACACCGACACCAGTAAGATTTGAGTTTTCAGTAGGTTCAGGTTCAACTGAGAATGAAGCATGTTCTTCAGGAATAGTTGGAAATATTTGGGGTAATGCGGTTCTTTTCGATAACTGCACACAATTCTATCCTGAAAGTTTTGGTCCGTCAACAATGTTGGCAGGTTTTTATAACAGTTCAAATATTGTAACAGAAATAGATTCGAATGGTGCTCAAGTGGGTGCATTCAGTTCTTGTTTGGTTGTTCCAACACCAACAGCAACTGTAACCGCATCTCCAACTGAAACACCAACACCGACTCCAACTACAACACCAACAGCAACATTTGGATACTATACATATAATTTAGGTTCAGGTTCAACTCCGAATGAAGCTTGTTTGGGTTCAACTAATCCTGTCTACGGAACTGTAGCGGGTGGAGTAGGTCCAAACGTTGGTGAGTCACTTTATCAAAATACAGCTCTGACAGTTCCTGTTATTGATGGTTATTATTCTAATGGGATTGCTTGGTTTATTGTTAGCGGTGGAGCAGGATTGATTACAAGTTCCGACCCTAACGGATGTTCGAACTTACCGACACCGACACCTACAGTGACTTCAACATCTACACCAATATCATCACCAACACCAACAACAACTCAAACACCAACCAACACAGAAACTCCAACTCAAACACCAACCAACACAGAAACTCCAACTCAAACACCATCTCAAACTGCAACATACACACCAACACCTACTGAAACACCAGGAACTTTCGCATTAATTGGTGCAACTAAATTTTCAACAGTGTCTGGATTGGACGCTTGTTCAGGAGGAACTTCGACAACTTCTTATTACTATAATCAACCGTCATATCCGAATGATATCATATTTAGTGGGGCATCTTTCTCAGATATTTATCCATCAGGATGGCTTAACTTACTTGGCGGTGGCGGATGGGAATTAACTAACGGTGAAATAACAGGAACTCTTATTTGTCCCGAAATCATAGCGGTTAACGAATCAACAGGTGGAGCGGAAATTATAGATTTTGTTGATGATGGTGGAAGTATAACACTTACCAATCTATCAGGAGCTTTACCTGTAACATCAGGTCAAACTTTTACAGCACTACACGGTCTAACATTCGGTAATCCAAGAGCTTCTATAACAGGAACTCCTGTTAATTTTATAGTTGAACTTAATGGGTCGTTCTTATATTCAGGGTCAACAATCCCACCATCAATGATTGGATTAACTAGTGGTGGAGTTCCTTTACAAGATACAGATGTAGCAAAAATCACACTTACAGATTAAATTTAAAAATAATAAAGATAAAACCCTCTACTTTCGTGGAGGGTTTTTTATTTTTAGACAAAAAGATAATATGTCTAACAGTAAAATTTTTATTCAAATCGCATCATACAGGGACCCACAGTTAGTTCCAACACTCAAAGATATGATTGCAAACGCTAAAAAACCAAAGAACTTGGTTTTCTCAATCGCAAGACAATTTAGTGAAACAGATGGATTTGACAACTTAGATGAGTTTAGAGAAGATAAAAGATTCAAGATTTTAGATATACCTTATCAAGAATCTAGAGGCGTTTGTTGGGCAAGAAACTTAACCCAACAACTTTACGATGGTGAAGGATACACAATGCAAATTGATTCCCACATGAGATTTGTAAAGGATTGGGATGAAATATTAATAAAAATGATTAAGGGTCTACAAAAGGATGGGTATGAAAAACCTCTACTTACGGGTTATGTGCCCTCCTTTGACCCTGAAAATGACCCAGCGGGAAGGGCACAAGATGCTTGGAGAATGGCATTTGATAGATTCATTCCTGAGGGTGCTGTGTTTTTTCTCCCTGAAACAATTCCTGGTTGGAGAGAGATGACAAAACCCGTAACAGCGAGATTTTATTCTGCACATTTTTGTTTTACTTTGGGTCAGTTTTCTCTAGAAGTCCAACACAATCCTGAATATTACTTCCACGGAGAAGAAATCTCAATTGCAGCTAGAGCTTACACATGGGGTTATGATTTATTTCACCCTCACATTCCTGTTGTCTATCATGAATACACACGTAAGGGTAGGACAAAACAATGGGATGATGACAAAACTTGGGGTGAGAAAAACAAAGTATCCCATTTGACCAACAGAAAACTTTTTGGTATGGATGGTGAAACCCAAGAGGGTCATGATGGACCTTATGGTTTTGGTCCTGTGAGAACTTTAAGAGAATATGAGAAGTATGCTGGTATTTTATTTGAAAAGAGAGCTGTTCAAAAATATACACTCGATAAGAATTATCCTCCAAACCCATATAACTATTCATCAGAGGAAGATTGGAAAAATGATTTTGCTAAGGTATTCAAACATTGTATAGATATTGGATACTCACAGGTTCCTGAAACGGATTATGATTTTTGGGTTGTGGCTTTCCACGGACCTAACGACGAAACTTTATTCAGAAAGGACTCCGACAAAAATGAAATTGCTGGTTATATGAGAGACCCTGACAAATATTGTAAGATTTGGAGAGAATTTCAAACGGACGTTACTCCCACATATTGGGTTGTTTGGCCTCACTCGGTATCAAAAGGATGGTGTGATAGAATCACTGGACAATTAAATCATAATGTTGTAAGCTAATGATTTTCAAAGACATACCAAAATTTGTTATAAATTTGGAAAGTAGACCTGACAGACTTGAAGATATAAAGTTCGAGATGAATTACATCGGTTGGGATTACGATTTGTTTAAGGCTGTTCCACGTAACGATTATATGGGTTGTGCTCTTTCTCATTTGTCAATAATTGAAATGGCTAAAGAAAGAGGTTACAAGAGAGTAATGGTGATAGAAGATGATTGTGTATTTATGCCTTATGCAAAAAATTTCATTGAGGATTTGGAGAGAAATATAAATGGAATTGATTTTGGTGTATTGAATCTTTCTCCAACACTCAATCGTCCAATGAACGTCAGTGAAAAATACAGTATGCTTTTGGATTTGACAAACTTACCTCCAAAACCACATGAAAGATTGACCGAAACTTTCGCAACAAATATTCTGATATACGATGAATCATCTTTCGAAAAAATAGAAAAAATTAAAGATAAGTGTTTTTATAGTGGTGATTTTATCATTCCTATTGATGAACAATTGGTAAAACATGTGTATCCTTCAATTCAATCATATGCACCAATCTTACCAATTGCCCCTCAGAAAAATTCTTATTCTGATGTGTCGCAGGGAATGTATAACAATTTCTACGCCCAAACATACAATTGGAATGTCTATTCACCAATCAAGATTAATCACAGATTTTTGAATGAATCAGAAAATAAAAAAATGAAAACAGAAAAAAAATATTTACCTTATAATGTCAACTAAGTTTATAACCGCAATTTATAGTGACCTTTATGGAACTGAATTTGGTGGTAGACCTAACAGAGGTGCCCACTATAGATATAGTTTATTGTCATTATTGAAGATGACCGATGCGGATTTTTTATGTTATACCTCGGATAGAGAAATAGATTCCCTAAAGAAATTTTTCTATGAAGAAAACAATATACCAGAATCCAAGTTGAAATTTACAACATACGATATTTCAAATTCCAAGTTTAAACATTTAATTGATTCGAGAAAAAATGTCGATGAGATTAAAAGAGGGGATAGATGTATCGAAATACAATATTCTAAATTTTCATGGTGGTGGAATGAGGATAAATCCTACGATAACTATTATTGGATAGACGCGGGATTATCCCATTGTGGTTTAATACCTCTCAAGTATTTGACTGAAACAAAACATGCCTTAAGAAGATTTTATGAAAGCAATTTGTTTGATAATGATTTTTTGAAAAATTTGATAGAAGACACTAAAGACAAATTTTTAATTTTAGGAAAAGAAAATGAAAGAAACTATTGGTCAGGAACTGTAAGTCCAAGATGGTATAAAAATTATGATAGAAGTATTCATATCATAGGAGGATTGTTTGGTGGTCACAGGGACAAGTGGGATAATATAGTCAATATATTCGAAAACTATGTCCAAGAAGTTTTATCTAACGATGAGGGTTTACCTCATGAAGAACAAATAATGACTCTTATGTATTTCAATCATATTGAGTTATTTGAGAGAAAACATTTTGATATTTGGTGGTGCAGGGATAATGCACCTCAAGGTGTAACAGATGAGTTATTTCAGAAAAATAAAAGTTTCTATAAAATATTAGAAGAATTTAAAAGAATTTATGAGTAATATAACACTTGTAACAGGAATTTGGGACATCGGAAGAGGTGATTTAAGTGAAGGTTGGTCAAGACCTTTTCAACATTATTTGGATAAATTTGAAAAACTATTGGATGTCAATACCAATATGATTATCTATGGTGATAAAAGTTTAGAGGAATTTGTTTTTTCAAAAAGGGATAAGTCAAATACACAATTTATTGTAAGAGACATGTCTTGGTTCAGGAATAATGAATTTTTTGATAAAATCCAAAACATAAGAAATAACCCTGAGTGGTATAATCAAGTTGGTTGGTTAAAAGATTCAACTCAATCGAGATTGGAAAACTATAACCCGTTGGTTATGTCAAAAGTTTATCTTTTGAATGATGCAAAAATAATGGATAGGTTTGATTCAGAATATCTGTTTTGGATTGACGGTGGGTTGACAAATACTGTGCATCCTGGTTACTTTACACACGACAAGGTTTTGGATAAATTAGTAAAATATATCTCCAAATTCAGTTTCGTTTGTTTTCCTTATGAAGCTAATACAGAAGTCCACGGGTTCAATTTCGATAAGATGAACTCTATGGCAGGTGCTAAAGTTGAGAGGGTTGCTAGAGGTGGGTTCTTCGGTGGACCAAAACACTCAATATCAGAAATCAATTCAATATATTATTCTCTGATGAAAGAAACCTTGGATTCGGGATATATGGGAACTGAAGAATCTTTATTCAGCATAATGTGTTATAGACACTCCGAGTTAATAAATTATTTTGAAATAGAATCAAATGGTTTGTTAGGTAAATTTTTTGAGGATTTGAAGAACGATGATTTGAAAGTAAAAACAGAATCAGTTCATAGACAAGTTTCAAATTTGGATATTAACAAAGTTGGTCTATATGTTATAACTTTCAATAGTCCAAACCAATTCAAAACGTTGATTAATTCAATGTTAATGTATGATAAAGAATTCATACTTAAAACAAAAAAATTCTTACTTGATAACTCAAGTGATTTGTCAACAACAGAAGAGTATAAACAACTTTGTGATGAATATAATTTTGAACATATCAAAAAAGATAACTTGGGTATTTGTGGAGGAAGGCAGTGGATTGCAGAACATTTTGAAGAAACAGATTTGGATTATTATTTGTTTTTTGAAGATGACATGTTTTTTTATCCGAATGAAGGTTCGAAATGTAAAAACGGTTTTTCAAGATACGAACCAAATCTATTTTCAATCTCGATGCAAATAATGCAAAAGGAAAACTTTGATTTCTTAAAATTGAATTATTCTGAATTCTACGGAGATAACGGGACTCAATGGTCTTGGTATAATGTTCCTCAAGATGTTAGGTCAAAGTATTGGCCCTTAAATCCAAGATTACCACAAATAGGATTGGACCCGAATGCGCCAAAGACAGAGTTCAAAAAAGTTCTTTCACACAGAAAAGTTCCATATGCGACAGGCGACATATATTATTGTAACTGGCCTCAAATTATTTCAAGACCAGGTAACAAAAAAATGTTTTTGGATGTTACTTGGGCACATCCATTTGAACAAACGTGGATGAGTCATATGTATCAACTGACAAAAGAAGAAAAATTAAATCCTGGTTTACTTCTAATGACACCAACTGAACACGACCGTTTCGAACATTACAACAGAGAGTTACGTAAAGAGTCCTAACAATATATTTATTGTTATGGAATTTTATATCAAACAAAATGCTACGTTACCAGTTTTGAAAATGCAAGTCGTAAAAGACGGTAGAGCGGGGTATATTCAGTTTATGGAAGCGTTGGAGGTTTCCACAATATATTTCACTATGATAGATTATGAGACTGGGATTCCAAAAATAGTTTCAGCCCCATGTGAAATAGTTAATCTCATTTTGGACCCTGGTGCTCCTGCAGAATACTACATTTATTTCAAATTTACTTCGAGAGATACTGATACGCCAGGAAGATACGAAGGACAATTCTTAATCAAAAATGATGAAGGAAATTTAATTCTTCCAATCAGAGAACAACTTTATATTAATATTCAACCAAGTTTCATTTCCGAAACTGCGTGTTGTTGATTTGATTAAGACTTAATTTTTTTTATATTTATTATTGAATGAGTAAGGTGAATTTCACGATAGTGTGAAAGCCAATAAACCACTCGTCTTAATCATATGTTCAGTCACGAAGCAATTGAGTCTTTCCTATTAGGAAACGACCCCGAAGAATTTATTGTAGCAATAGAATTTGACTACGTCTCCAATTCAATTTTCAAGGTAAAAGAAATACCTGGTAAAGGTAAGGAAATACGTAAAGACACTTTTATCCCATTCGCATGGGTCGGTGATTTACGTGGTGTAAATTTCTACAACGATTCCAAAATGGCTCAAAAAGAAGCCATGACAAAATATGGAATTGTAATACAAAAATTAGATACAAAGGATAATGAAAGATTAGAAAACGGTTTGACCTATATGGTAAAATCGCTCAAGGGATACAGAGAACTGATTCAGTTTTTTAGAGATGGTGGATGCGACCCATGGGGAGAAAAAACGAAAGATAAAATATTAATCCTTCCACCTGTAGAACAATATTTGGTCTCTAAAGAAAAAAGATTATTCAAGGGGTTTACTGATTATGATGATGTGACACGTCTTGTATTTGACTTGGAAACAAATGCGTTAGACCCCAAAGATGGTAGAATATTCATGATAGGAATTAAGACCAATAAAGGATATCATAGAGTAATTGAATGTTTGGATGAATCACAAGAGAAGGGTGCTATACAGGAGTTCTTCAATGTGATTGACCAACTCAAACCATCAATCATAGGTGGATATAATTCGGCAAACTTCGACTGGCACTGGATATTCGAAAGAGGTCAAAGACTTGGTTTAGATATGAGGAAGGCGATTAAATCCTTACATCCCCAACACTCATACACAAGAAAAGATACGATTCTCAAATTAGCAAATGAAGTCGAAGATTTTCTTCAAACATCAATTTGGGGATATAATGTAATCGATATAATTCATGCTGTTCGAAGAGCTCAAGCCATCAATTCAAATATCAAGGCGGCTGGTTTGAAGTATATCACAAAGTTTATTAATAAAGAGGCTCCTGACCGTGTTTATATCGAACACACGGACATTGGAAAATTTTATGCCGCTAAGGAAGAATATTGGTTAAATATTAAAAACGGTAATTACAAGAAGGTTGGTTTGGACCCAAAGATTGATGAGGTATGTGAAAAAAGAAATGACATTTATATCAAAACTACTGGTGACAATCTTGTTGAGAGATATCTTGATGATGACTTGGAAGAAACCTTGGCTGTGGATAAAGAATTTAACCAAGCGTCATTTCTACTTGCATCTATGATTCCTACGACTTACGAAAGAGTATCAACCATGGGAACTGCGACTCTTTGGAAAATGCTGATGCTTGCTTGGTCATACAAACACGGACTGGCAATCCCTGCCAAACAATCGAAGACAGACTTCGTAGGAGGTCTTTCTCGACTACTTAAGGTTGGTTATAGTAAGAATGTATTAAAGCTCGACTTCTCCTCTCTATACCCCTCTATTCAGCTTGTGCATGATGTATTTCCTGATTGTGATGTGACAGGTGCGATGAAAGGAATGTTGAAGTATTTCCGTGACACACGTATTCGTTACAAACAACTTGCGGAAGAGTTTGAAAAGTCTGACCCACAAAAGTCCGCATCATATTCAAACAAACAATTGCCCATCAAAATATTCATCAACTCCATGTTTGGTGCTTTGTCTGCTCCACAAGTTTTTGCTTGGGGTGACATGTATATGGGGGAACAGATTACTTGCACAGGTAGACAATATCTGAGACAAATGATTAAATTTTTTATGTCTAAGGGTTATGTCCCACTTGTAATGGATACAGACGGTGTAAACTTCTCCAGTCCCGATGATGTGGAAAGTCATCACTATGTTGGTCGTGGGTTGAATTGGAAGGTAAAGGCGGGAAAAGTTTATAAAGGTCCTGAAGCGGACGTTGCAGAATACAATGACATATTCATGAGGGGTGAGATGGCTCTCGATACTGATGGTGTGTGGCCTTCATGTATTAATCTTGCCAGAAAAAATTATGCGGTCATGGACGCCAAAGGAAAGATTAAATTGACTGGCAATTCCATCAAATCAAAAAAACTTCCATTGTATATCGAGGAGTTTTTGGATAAAGGTATCAAATTACTTTTGGAGGGTAAGGGTAAAGACTTCGTGGAATATTATTATGAGTATCTTCAAAAAATATTCAACCAACAAATTCCCCTTTCAAAGATTGCACAAAGAGCGAAAGTTAAGTTAACACTCGAGGATTATAAAAAAAGATTAACCCAAAAGACTAAAGCAGGGAATACAATGTCCCGTATGGCACACATGGAACTTGCACTTCAAACGGGGATAGGTGTAAACTTGGGAGATGTTATTATGTATGTTAATAATGGTGTCAAAGCCTCTCATGGTGATGTCCAAAAAAAGGGAGACAGTGTTCAGATTAATTGTTACATGTTGGATGCAAACATATTAGAAAATAACCCCAATCTGACAGGTGAATATAATGTTCCAAGAGCAATTGTAACTTTCAACAAAAGAATTGAACCTTTACTTGTTGTTTATAAACAAGACGTTCGTGACCAACTACTTGTTACGAATCCTGAAGAAAGGGGAATTTTTACGGGAGAACAATGTGAACTAATCAACGGTATGCCATTCGAAGATGGAGACCAAGATAAACTTCAAGAAGATGTTTTAGATATAACATCGGATGAACTATCTTATTGGGAAAAACGTGGACTTGACCCTAATTACATGTATGAATTAGCCGAAGAAAATTGGGAAACTAAATTAGGATTGCTTAAGACCGTCTGAAGAAAGAATATACCAATTACCTCCAACGTATTGGAATTCTACACAGGCAAACTTATCTAATACAATTTCGTCCCATTCCTCGTCAATTTTTCCGACATCGGGTCTTACTGTTACCATAGTCATAGCTTTGACTACAACATGGTCTGTTGTTTTTGAATCTAAGACTAAAAATGATTGTGGGATTCCTCTAACAATTATACAAAATTCACCGTTGGTTCTATAATCCAATTCGGATACAACTGAAAGTTCAGATGTATTGATTGCATGACCATTAATAATTCTTTTGGATGGGATTGATTTTACTATTGCCATATTAGATTACGTAGATTTGACGAGGCATTGCTCTGAATTTCATTTGTTTATTTAAATTTTCAGCAATTTGTGCTTCTCTTTCCATAACCTTTTCAGGTCTTAGTCTTGTAAGCCATCCTTCAGCGCCCGTCAATTCTTCCATCAGTTTAGATTTTTCATCCTTGGCTTCAGTTAAAAGACTGGTGTAATCCATTGTAATTTCAGAATCAGGTGTCTTAAGATTCCCACTGTATTTACCTCTCACTCTTGCTAAGGTTTCTTTACAATATGCTGTAAACCATCTTCTTATCCATTGTTGTCCAGGAACATTGATATCTTCCCAACTCAAGGATTCAAGAGGAACGTCAGTCGGTAGTTTGATAATGTCAGGATTGTTTTTAAGACAATCAGCTCTACTGTCTGGTGTTACATCATAATACCAATACCAAACCGCTTTACCAGCATACATGTTGAAATTAGCCCAGTTAAATTTACCACCAGGGGTATTCATCAAGTGTATCAACTTTTTACCATCAGGTAATGCGGTAATCCTATATGTCATAGAACCACCGAGAATTCTATTCAAGATATTTGCTTCTTGCATTCTGATGAGGTAATCAAAACCAGACATCATAAAATAAGAACCTTGGTATCCCATCTGAGCGTATCCTGCTTCATTGGCACCCAAACCTATACCACCGAATCCAAATCCACCAAGACCTCCAAGTCCGAATGCTGTCCAAGCCTGATTACTAAACCAAAGAAGTTCATTGACTTCTCTGTTGGCTGGTATTTCGTATGTCTGAACATTCTTTTCAATTATGAAATAATCTTTCTTCAAGACCCATGGTCCTACGGTCTGAAGTCCAACAATCTTAGAATACGAATATGCAAATTGTTGTTCGAAGTCCATTGTCCTTGTAACCAAAGCTCTGGCAACAGACTTTTCATTCATATTGAGGTTTACTAAGTTAACCCATTGTGAATCGATTAGCCATTGTAGAATATATTCTTCATAATCACCAATAGATAATTCCATTAGCGAGTCCATCATTTCGTCTTCTAATTCTACACTTCTTAAGGGTGCTCCCAACAAGTGTTTGACTCTTGTATAAATTTTACTTCTTTCTGGTTCTGGTAGTGCTGCCATATCAAATAAATATCTTTATTATTCTATTTCGTGTAGTAGTGAACTAACGTTGAAGACATATTGGTTTTTATCACTTATAGGGTCGTTTTTGAATATAAGTATCTTATTTGTTTTAGGATTAATAAAAATATACCAATCGACTTCGTAATGCTTAACATTTCCTGTATCCAAAAGTTTAACTCTGTCCTCGATTATTGAAACATTAGAGAATGGTTTAACCTGTGCAGAAAACTTTTTTCCATCTAAAATCACATTTACATCAATACCTTTGAAGGCGTCTTGTTTTCCACCATGTGAACCAATCTTTTCAATTTTAGCATTACCATCAAAATAGTCTTCTATTTTTTTAATTGCGTTGTCTTCAGACTTTTGACCCCTATCCCAAAGTTTTTTAAGGACTTTGATTATATTGATAAAGTCTTCGTTATTCTCTGTAAAGATTTCGTTTCTGAAGTGGTCCAATGCTGAAATAAATCTAGTTGTTTCCTTTAGAGTTCTTTTTTCTTTTTTTGAAAAATCAAACTTCTTTTCTGACCTTCCAATTAATTCAATCTGTTTGTTTACTGCTTTTACCAATAAACAAAATGTATTGAAATTTGTATTAAGGTTATTGAGTATAGACCTACCCTCGGGTGATTCTACACCATAAAATCCTGACATCTCTTCAGTATTACCCTCAACCCAAAAATGTGAAAATACTTTTTTTAGAACGTAGGATACTCCCTCCTGATATCTTTTTTTGATTGCGTAATTATTAATCAAGTCTCTATAGAACAATACTTCTTTTGGATTACAGAATTGTGGTTCTTTTGATTCAGTAATTATTCCTTGAAATTTGTTCGACTCTAGTAGTTTTGTTTCAACTTTCATTTCATAAAGTTTCTGAACAAAATCCCAATTGACCACCTTCCAAAAATTTGAAATGTATTCGTCTCTCTTATTTCTGTATTTCAAATAGTAGGCGTGTTCCCAAAGGTCCAAACCTAATAGAGGGAAACCTCCACCTTCGATAACATTCATAAGTGGATTGTCTTGATTTGGTGTCGACATTATTTTCAAAGTATTTTTTGAGGTTAAAATTAACCATACCCAACCTGAGCCAAATCTATCCTTTGCAACAGTTTCAAATTTCTTTTTGAATAGATTGAAACTACCGTATTCTTTGGTAATTTTTTTATACAATTCCCCTGTTAATTTTTTTGGTGTTGGAGACAACATATTCCAAAAAAGTGCGTGATTGAATGCTCCTCCAGCGTTGTTCCTTACTACTTGGTCGTATCGACTAATGTTTTTGACAATTTTTTCTAAGTCTAAATCTCCATGTTTTTTCTTTGACAGGGCGGCATTTAATTTATCTACATATCCCTTATAGTGTTTGTTGTAGTGGAAATTCATCGTTTCTGCGTCGATGAATCCTTTGAGGGCTGAATAAGAATAGGGTAGTTTTTCTATTCCAATTTTTTTCATTTCTGTAATCAACAATTGTTTTTCTGTTTCGATATGGTTTTCGGTAATTTGTTTTTCAATTTGTTGAATTCTTTCTTCTATTTTTTTCATATTGGCGAGTTATTCGTTTTATATAAATAACTCAGAATTGTTTTAAGGTTTGATTGACTTTAATTTATTTTAACATAAATGTCACTGTTGGTTGGTAGGGCTAATGTATTATGATGATATATAATTTTTCCGTTTTCTGAAAAACTTGTTATGACAACCTCTTCATTTAGGTCAACGTTAGCTAGTAATTTTGAATGTAATTTGTCTGATATAATTTTAATTCTATCACCAACTCTCAATTCAACTCCTTGGTGATTAGTTACTTTCTCCATCTATGTTAAGGGCGTAATTCGTTTATTCTTTTCAGAATTTCTTCGGCAGTGTCACCGATGTTTTGATTGTCACCCATAACGGTCGCGATGACTTGCTTCTTATTATTAAGTATGTCATATATCGCGCCTTCGATTGTGTTTTCAAATATTGGATAATAGACTAACACATTATTTTTTTGTCCAAATCTGTATGCCCTATCTTCAGCCTGAGAGTGGTCCGATGGTAGGAATGATAAGTCGTTCATAATAACCGCTTCTGCGGAAGTCAAAGTAAGTCCAACACCCGCAGCCTTTATGTTACCGACAAAAACTTTTATTTTATCATTTTCTTGAAATTGGTCAACACTAAATTGTCTATCTTGTTTTGTCATTGACCCATCAACTTTGACGGCAGTTTTTCCAAAATGTTGAACAATTTGATTTAGTGAATCTGTGAAGTTACAAAATATGATAACTTTTTTGTCCTGCTCTAATATGTTTTCGGCAAGTTCTATTGTTTGAGATATTTTCTCGTTGGCAATAACTTGTCTAACTTTTGTAAGTTTTGAAAATTGAACTGTTAACGATTTTGACTCGTCGGGGTTTTTATCATACCAATTATAATATTCCCCCATGAGTTCTTCATAGTCCTTTGATTTGAGTCTGAGATAAACAGGTGTGATAATTTTTTCAGGTAAATCCAAAACGTCTTCTTTCAATCTCCTTAGGATTGTATTCGAGGTTCTATCCCTTAGTTCATCTAAATTAGACGCACCCATTACGTTCCATACTTTCCTTGCTCCGACCTTGAATTGATATCCACTGCAATATCTTATGACGTAGGCCATCCAGTTCTTGGCAACAGGGGAATCTACGAGACTCAATAAATTATAATAATCAATTGGTCTTGATGTCATCGGTGTTCCTGTTAATAACCAAAGTCTGTCAATTTTTTTTATGAAGTCGTTTATAAGTTTGGTTCTTTGTGCTTGAGCATTTTTGATATAGTGTGCTTCATCAATAACAACCAAATCAAAATTGGCTCTAAGAATTTGCGAATCATCTTTCTTTTTAGGGTCATGGAAGTTTTTTAGAATGTCGTAGTTTATGATTACAAAGTCGTGTTCTGTGCTAAAGTTTTTACCCTCCGCTATGTATATTGTCCTGTCAGAGTAATTTTCAATTTCACGCTTCCAGTTTATCTTCAAAGTTGCGGGACATATGATTAAAACCTTTTTAGCCCCTGTTTCTAAGGCTGCAATTATAGTTGAGGTTGTTTTACCCAAACCCATATCATCGGCCAAAATATATTTTTTATTTTCAACCAGTTTCTGAATGGATTCTTTTTGATGGTTTAACGGGGGTCTGTTTGAATATTTTTCAAAATCGATGACAACGTCTTTAACGGTGTTGTCTTTTATTATAGAAGCCTTGGGTAACCAAAAATCATGTAGTTGTTCAGAGTCCCAAATCTTTCCCCAAATATGATAAGCTTTGTCCTTCTCCGCTAGAAGTTTTTCAACCCAGACTTTTTGTGGGATTTCAGTATACATCTTGTCGTCAGCTAATTTCTGTGCAAAATATGCGTCTAAAATTACCCACTTTTTGGCAACTTTGGGTTGTTTGTCGTGGTTATTGATTATGTATTCTGATTGACTTCTTGTTGGGTAGAATTTTTTATTTACTTGGGATTTCCTTTGTAGTTCCAAGATATAATTGTTATACCCCTCATATTGTTCAAGAAGTGTTAGTGCTTTTGACTCGAGTGATATTTCTGATAAGCTCATTTTACTTCAATGTGACTTCTACCGTCAGACCAATAACTTTCATCACCATAATAAGTTGTGACTTCCTCATCTTTCGAAATTGGTTTTGTTGCTTTAAATCTTAAAATGTCTTTGTCCAAATCGTCTTCCCATGTTGCGTTATAGTTTTCGGAATGGTTATATAGTGAACCATATCCAAGAGCAATAACGTGGTTTTGCCAATTCTCTCCTTTTGGAAATACAAATGTATAGTCAATTAAGGTGTAGTTTGTTTCTCCTCTTTGAACAGGTAATCTAAGAATCGGACACTCTTCAATAACCTCACCCTCGTTTATGTCTTCACATGCGAAAACCCCCCAACCGTGAATTGAACTTTTTCTTACTTGTAGTTTTGTATTTCTTTGAATTTCCATTTGGATTAAATATAATAAACTTAAAAGTATTTATCAATATAAACAAGTTCAGCTGACTATGGCAGAGAAATTAGTTCCAATTACAAGACTCGGTAAATTTTTTGGCGGTGAGGATTACGCTCTCGACATTGGTATGGGTGAGGAGTGGTTAATTGGTGATATGAATTTCACCGTAATTTTATATAGAATAGATAGATACAAAACCAAAACTGATGATGTATATGGTGAAGTTTTGGAAGATGGTATTCAGTTCTTAGCTCCCGTTGAATTGAAGGGTTACGTTCAGGTTATGGCTCCTACAAATAAAACTGTTGGTAACTCTAGAGTTGAGTTACAAGAACCAGGTAATATGAGATTTAGTATTTACCAAAAAACTTTGGATGACATGGGTGTTGATATATTCATGGGTGATTATTTTGGATATTATGAAAGTGAAGATAGAGTAAGATATTATGTTGTTAGTGATGATGGATATGTAAAGTCAGACAATAAACACACCTATGGTGGTTACAAACCTTTCTATAGAACTGTTGTTGCCACATGGGTTAGTGAAAACGAATTTAACGGAATCTAATTATGAGATTTATTTTAAAAGAATCACAATTGGGTTTTTTATTAGAACAAATATCCTATGACCCAAATGTTGAAATCATACAAAAGTATCTGATAAAAAAGGGGTATGATTTGGGTAAGTATGGTCCAAACAAAGATGGAGTGGATGGTAAGTTAGGACCTTTGACAAGAGGTGCGATGGAACAAGAGTTTGGTTTGAAAATTGTGAGAAAAGGTTCCTCATCACAAAAAACATCTGGTGAGTATGATGCAATTTTAGTTGGGGGGTTAGATAATAGGTCTGGTGACTTAAATATAGATTCACAAGTAAGTTTATTGAAACAGGGGATTGGAACTGAAAAGAATGTTAAAGGTTTTAGGTTTAACACACCATCCTCTACAATTATAGATTTTATCAATAAAAACCCAGGAATCCCGATTTATCTTTTCAGTGCGGGATGCAGGAAATCTAATGAGATTTCAAATGTCTTGGGTCAAAATAAAAATAACTTGTTCATCATTGAGCCATATGCTGCTGGAAGTGAAACGAAAAATAATGTAAGAAATGCTGTGAACAACGGAGTTCCTGCTTCAAATGTTTTTGTTGGAAACTCAGTCGGGAGAGGACAAGGGATTGTGATTGGGGCGAGTTCATCCAAGTCAGACTCTCATTGGAATGCACTTAAAACTGTGGGTTCAATGACTAAAAATAATTAATATGCCATTACCAAAACAAGTCATACCAACTTTACCATTAGTTCCCAAGAAGACTCTTTCTGCAAGGAGGGAGCAACTCTTAGAATATATTAATAAGGATGGGACTTATCTTCCTAAATCAGTATTACATGCGGATTTGGACAGAGGTATGTTGGACTTTGTAAAAAACGATTTGAAGGTTGTTACTGGAGGTAAAACTGTTCCGATGATTGACATACTATTGACAACACAAAATTGGAGTCAGTATGTTGAAACTGCAACATTTGTTAACTTAGATTATAATGTCGAACCTCCATTCGTTACTGTTGTGAGAAATCCTGAGGTGAAATACGGAACCAATCCATCTTTACAATACACAATACCAAACAGAAAACAATTTTATTATGCATCTGTTCCGACTTGGAATGGTAACGAACAAGGTATGGACATATATACAATTCCACAACCAGTTCCTGTTGATATTAATTATAGTGTGAAGATTGTGTGTAACAGAATGAGAGAATTGAATCAGTTAAATAAAATTACACTTCAGAAGTTTTCTTCGCGTCAAGCCTATACCTTCATAAAAGGGCAGTATGTTCCGATAATTATGAACAATATTTCAGATGAATCACAAATGACATTGGAGTCAAGGAAGTATTATGTTCAATCATATGATTTTACAATGTTGGGTTACTTGATTGATGAGGAGGAGTTTCAGGTGAAACCAGCCATTGCTCGCGTCGCTCAAGTTGTGGAACTTGACACATCTACGATTAGTAAAAGAAGAAGGAAGTTTCCTGAAAATCCTGACGAGTTTTTGTCAAATTTTCAATACGTGGTTGGTAATGACTCTTTGTCTGAGTTCATTGATTTCACTGCAGATATGACTTGGGTTGGTTCTGAGAACATCTCTAATTTTGATGTCTTTATTAATGGAGATTATTTCGGTTCGAATGTTAATAAAATACAAATAACAACCAACGACATTCTTACAATATCCGTAATGAAACAAGACAACCTGAAAGAAGGTTCTATAAAGTTTGATAGTAAGTTGGTTTAGTCCTCCCCATACAAATCTTTCTTTTCTTTACACTTCTCTAATATTAAATTTTCTAAGAATTTATAAATCTTTATCCCCCTTTTATCACAGTATTTTTTCAATACCTCGTGAACCTCAGGTGCTATCTTTATATTCTTTATTTCTTTCTTTTTATTCATAGGTAGAAAAAAGGTAGAATTTATTCTCACCATTTACAAATAGATATTCAAAAGTCAAGTTTTTTCATTCAGATTAGAATATTTATCATTAAAATAAATCTGCATAGAATAATTTAATAATGGCAACAGCACAAGCAAATCAAAAAGTTTATGTTTCACCTGGTGTTTATACCTCTGAAACGGATTTATCATTCGTGGCTCAGAGTGTGGGTGTTACTACGTTAGGTTTAGTTGGGGAAACAATTAAGGGTCCCGCATTTGAACCGATTTTTATAACGAACTACGATGAATTTCAGGCATATTTCGGGGGGTCCGAGCCTGTAAAATTTGTTAATACACAAATCCCTAAATATGAAGCGGCTTACATTGCCAAATCTTACTTACAACAATCTAATCAATTGTTCGTAACAAGAATCCTTGGTCTTTCAGGATACGACGCAGGTCCGTCTTGGAGTATCAAAGTTGTTGCTAATGTTGACCCAACTACGGTTGGTTTCAATCCTGCAACAGCTACCCCTTGGGTGGTAAACTTTACAGGAAGTTCGACAGGGAATACAATTTCTTTTCTTAATTCATTCCCTTCACAAATTAACAATTCGTTGACTTCACTTTATAGAATGAGTGACGGAAGCACATCTAATATCCAATCCGATATTTTAGGGTTTGTGAAAGATGTTCTAACAACAAATTCATTGTCTTCAACAACTGCAAATGTATATGGTGCAATTCCAGAAAGTGACTATTATAGTTTGTCTACAGGACGTAACTTAGTCAACGTATATAATTGTGATAATATAAATTATCCTCTTAATGATTTAACAAGTGGTTTGAATGATTCTTGGTTCTATGCAAACTTTAACAACTATTCCAATGATAACTATTCAGGTTATTCTATGGACTATATTGTTTCATCAATAGCAACAGGAGCTTCTAATAGTTTCTCGGGTAGTATTTCTGGTAATGTATATACATGGTCAGGAACTGCTTTCAGTGAATATAATAACATGGTTGTAGCGACAATCCGTTCAAGAGGTATATCACTTTTTGAAAATAGTGCAGCAAGTAATGCTCACGGTCCAATTTACGAGGTAAACTCGGGTGGAACTGTTTCAGGATTGAGTGCATTAACTATGGTTTGTTCGGGACAATACTCAGGGGTTACAATTAATCCTTACGAAACCTTCTTGTTATCAGGTATAACGAAAGATAATGATAATTTCAGTTTTGAAGTTTCATTGTCGGCACTTTCTTCTAAGTTTATAACTAAAGTATTAGGGACGGACAATTTCGGAAAATCTAGACAGGAGGTTCCTGTATTCGTTGAGGAAGTTTATCCAGCTTCTTTGGCTTATGCTTATAATCAAAGTTATATCCGTGGATTAGATTGTCAGTTGATTGGTTTACCTGGAGCAAGAACAGAAGACCCAAGTTCAATTGCTTATAACGTAGAAAAATATCAATCACCTATGACACCATTCTTGGTTTCAGAGTTGAGAGGTAATAAAGTTTATAAATTATTCAGATTCATATCAATCTCTGATGGAGATGCAGCTAACGTTGAAGTAAAAGTTTCAATCGCGAACTTGTCTTTTAACAACATGACATTTGATGTTTTAGTTAGAAATTTCTTTGACACCGATGCGAACCCTGTTGTGATTGAGAAATTCACAAATTGCACTATGGACCCAGCTTCAAATAACTTTGTGGCTAAAAAGATTGGTTCTTCTAATGGTGAGTTTGCTTTAATATCAAAATATGTGATGGTTGAAATGTCTGAAGAGGCACCAATAGATGCACTTCCTTGTGGATTCTACGGATACACTCAAAGAGAATATGCATCTGTTAGTAATCCATCTCCTGTTCCAAAGTTCAAAACAAAATACTACTTCCCTGGTGAAGTTATCTATAACCCACCTTTCGGTGCAGCAACTGGAGGTGATAATTTAGTCGAGTCACCTGGTGATATAGTGAGAAGAAGTTACTTAGGTTTTTCAACTCAGTTCGGAATTGACGAATCATTCCTTTCTTATAAAGGTAAACAAAATCCACCTTCTTGGGTCATTGCTCCAATCCCTGTCGAGGGTGCTACTTGGAACTACTTAAGTAAAGGTTTCCATATGGACTCAGGTGCAACTGTAGTTACTATTGGTAATGTTTATCAAACAAGTGGAACACCGGCATTTGAGTGTGGGGTTGCTGATTTCAGATTTGACCCAGAAACACAAGAAAATCCTTACTACTTTATCTACTCAAGAAAATACACAGTATGTTTCGCTGGTGGGTTTGATGGTTGGGACATTTATAGAGAATATAGAACAAACCAAGATAGATTCCAATTGGGAGCATCAGGTTACTTGGCGGGTGCATCTGCATCATCAAGATATCCTTCAGCAACTGGTCAAGGTTTATTTAAGAGAATTGTGGTTGAAAACAATACACAAGATTTTGCTAACACTGACTATTATGCTTATCTATTAGGTATTCTTACGTTCAGAAATCCTGAAGCTACTAATATCAATGTATTTGCAACTTCAAGTATCGATTATTACAATAACTCAAACCTTGTTGAAGAAGCTATCGACATGATTCAGTTCCAAAGGGCTGATTCTGTTTATATAGCAACGACACCAGATTATAACATGTATACTCCTGATGGAACAAACTCTTTGGATATTATTTATCCTCAGGAAGCGGTTGATAACTTAGATAACACAGGAATTGATTCTAACTATACATCTACTTACTATCCTTGGATTTTGGTGAGAGATACAGTAAACAATACACAGATTTACTTACCACCAACAGGTGAAGTTTGTAGAAATTTAGCTCTTACAGATAACATATCCTTCCCATGGTTCGCGTCAGCGGGTTACACAAGAGGTCTTGTAAATTCAATAAAGGCAAGATTGAAGTTGACTCAAGAGGATAGAGATACTCTTTATCAAGGAAGAATCAACCCTATTGCAACTTTTGCGGACGTTGGAACTGTAATTTGGGGTAACAAAACCCTACAGGTTGCGGATACCGCTCTAAACAGACTTAACGTAAGAAGATTGTTACTTCAGGCTCGTAAGTTAATTTCAGCGGTGGCTGTAAGATTACTGTTCGAACAGAACGACCAAGTAGTAAGACAACAATTCTTGGATAGTGTGAACCCAATCCTTGATTCAATTAGAAGAGATAGAGGTCTATATGATTTCCGTGTGACAGTATCTTCTTCACCTGAAGATTTAGACAGAAACACATTAACAGGAAAGATTTACTTAAAACCAACGAAGGCTCTCGAATTCATAGATATTGAATTCTTTATTACACCAACAGGAGCTTCGTTCGAAAATATCTAATAAAAACGGGGGGACAAAATCCCCCCATTTTTTAGCCATACTAAATGAGAAAAGAGATTACAGAAGGTTTCAAAGACGAGAAAACCCCGGATTTAAAATATTACGCTTTCGACTGGGATGACAATATTGTGCACATGCCGACAAAGATAATTCTGAAAGATTCAGACGGAGAAGAGGTAGGTATGTCAACCGAAGATTTTGCAGAATACCGACACATTGTAGGAAAAGAAGATTTTGAATATAACGGACATAAGATTGTTGGGTTCGGTGACAATCCGTTTAGAAACTTTCGAACTGAAGGAGACAAAGACTTTTTGATTGATTCTATGCAAGCAAAGAAGGGACCAGCTTTTGATGACTTTAGAGAAGCAATAAATAATGGTTCAATATTTGCAATAATCACTGCAAGGGGTCATAATCCCGAAACCCTGAAACAATCCGTCTACAATTATATTGTAAATGATTTCGGCGGGATATCCAAAGATGAACTAATCAAAAATTTAAAAAAATATAGGAACTTTACAGGTGAAGAAGATTTATCTGATAAAGAACTTATCGACCTTTATTTGGATTTAAACAAATACCATCCCGTTTCTTTTGGAGATGAGTCGGGTGCCACAAATCCCGAGGAGGCGAAGGTTAGAGCGATGAATGATTTTGTGGACTACATTAAGAATATGGCAGCATTACTTAATAAAAGAGCATGGTTAAAAAACGACATAGGAAACAAATTTACACCATCTAAACCATCAATTGGTTTTTCAGACGATGACCCAAGAAATGTAGAAGTAATGAGAAAAGCCTTTAAAGATAAACCAGATAATTTAGTTAAAACATATTCTACTGCTGGAGGAACTAAGAAGGAAGTGCAATAAGAATACTTTTTTTAAAAATTAAAGTAAAGAGAAATATTTTCTAACAGACTATATTTATAACATATAAACACTGAAAACAAAAAATTAATTATATGGCTGATTTACTGATGAAAATGCCCATACCTTACGAACCGAAACGTCAGAATCGATTCATTCTAAGGTTTCCGTCAAGTTTAGGTATTAATGAGTGGTTCGTGGAGTCTGCTTCAAGACCATCTATCAAGATAAACTCAACTGAAATTCAATTCTTAAACACTTCAACATTTGTTGCAGGTAGATTTAACTGGGATGAAATTCAGGTAAAATTTAGAGACCCAATTGGTCCTTCAGCTGCACAAGCACTTATGGAATGGGTTCGTCTACACGCTGAGTCGGTAACAGGTCGTATGGGTTACGCAGCGGGTTATAAAAAAGATATTGACCTTGAGATGTTGGACCCAACAGGGGTGGTGGTAGAAAAATGGATTCTCTATGGAACCTTCCTAACAAGTGCAAACTTCGGAAGTCTGTCTTACAGTCAGGACGCTCTTGCAGATATTACTTGTGGATTGAGAATGGATAGATGTGTGTTAGTTTACTAATACTCTTTATAAAAAATCGTTTCTAATTATATTTAACCGTAGACATAAACTCTACGGTTATTTTTTTTTTATGGATGAACAAACAAGAAATTATGCACAGAGTAATTTAACATTACCTCACGATATCGTGCCCTTACCATCTGAAGGGGTATTTTACAAGAATAAAAAGAAATCTGTGAAGGTTGGTTATCTGACCGCAGCTGATGAAAACATTCTTATGGCTGGTGGATTGGATATTACCACTAATCTTTTGAGAAATAAATTATACGAACCTGACATGAGGATTGATGATTTATTGGAAGGAGATGTGGAAGCTATTTTAGTATTTTTAAGAAACACAGGTTTTGGACCAGAGATGAACTTAAACCTTACCGACCCACAAACCAAAAAGACTTTTCCTGCGACAATTGTATTGGACGAATTGAATGTAAATAAAGGACAAAAACCAAATGAAGACGGAACTTTTATCACTACTTTACCAAAATCAAATTCAACAGTCAAACTCAAACCTATTACATATGGTGAGATAAACGAAATACAAAAAATCATAGATACATATCCCCAAGGGAGAGTTGCACCAAAAGTTACTCTCAGGCTTAATAAAGAAATTGTTGAGGTAAATGGAACTAGTGACAGAGCGGAAATTGCCAAGTTTGTAGAACAAATGCCAATTATGGACTCCAAGTATATTCGTAAGTTCATGGATGAAAATGAACCTAAATTGGATTTGAGAAGAGAAGTAATAGCCCCATCAGGAGAAAGACTAACAGTCAACGTTGGTTTTGGGGTTGAATTTTTTCGCCCTTTCTTCGGATTATAGGAAAGGTCAAATTGATGAATTCTATTATTTGAATAGATTGTTGAATATAAGTTGGACCGATTTTGAAAAAATGCCTCTTTTTGTGAGAAGATATATTTTGGATAAATGGGTTGAAGAAAATCAAAAGGACTGAAAAATCAGTCCTTTTGTATTTATATAATATTACTAAATTATGCAAGCAGATTACGGAGGACAAATAGGCGGGGAAACAACACCAGAAGGATTTGCCGCAAGGATAAAATCGCTTTTAGATATTGGTGTAGAAGACTTTGCTTCAGCGGTCACAAGATTGAGTCAGGCCTCAACCGATATCAATAAGGTATTCACCCAAGGAAGACAAAGAGTAGTTGAACTTCAGCAGGCAGTTGCGGATTCAGTTCCTGACGTTCTTAGACTTGGAGGTTCAGTTCAAGATGTTAGTAGTGCAATCGAAGGAGTTGCCAAAGCGGCAAACAGGAATGTGTTGGCAACACAAGAACAAATCGAAAAGTTATATGCTGCAAATAAAATTCTAGACCTGAGTGCAGAGAGTCTTACCAACAGTTTCATGAATGTTGGTATGTCTGTGAAAGACATTGGAAAGAATTTAGAGTCATCAATACAGTATGTTCAAAGTATAGGAGGAAACGCTGCTGAGGTTGTCAAAGACATGACTGCAAACATGGACCAACTCAACCGTTATCAGTTTGAGGGTGGTGTGAAAGGTTTAACAAAAATGGCAGCACAAGCCTCAATGTTAAGGTTTGACATGAACCAAACTTTTCAATTGGCGGAAAAGGTTCTGAGCCCTGAGGGTGCAATTCAAGTAGCATCAGCATTCCAAAGATTAGGTGTTTCCGTAGGAAACTTAGTTGACCCTTTTCAACTGATGAATCAATCCATCAACGACCCATCAGGTTTACAAGATAGTTTAGCCCAAATGACAAAACAGTTTTCTTATTTCGATGAGGAAACTAAAACATTCAAAATCAATCCACAGGGAGTTCTGACAATTAATGAGATTGCAAATCAAACTCAAATGAGTGCTAAAGAACTTAGAGAAATGTCTTTAGCTGCTTTAGAATTGGACAGGAGATTATCTGCGGTAAGTGCTGCAGGTCTTTCTATTGCAAGTGAAGAGGACAAACAATACTTAGCTAACATAGCCACAATGACGAGTGAGGGGACCTATGAAGTAAAAATCAAAGATGAAAAGTCTGGTGAGTATATTACAAAAGAACTTTCACAAGTTACTCAAACAGAATTTGACAAATTGATACAGGAACAAAAAAAAGGACCAAAAACTTTAGAGGATTTGGTTAGAAGTCAAATGAATTATACGGAGTCAATTGAGGCTGACGTATCTGCAATAAGAAATAAGTTGGTTGGTGGACTTGCCTCTGCTTCTCCTGTCTTAAGAGGATTTGAGGGTGCAAGAAATGTTATCTCTACAATTGGTGGTGAACTTTCGGATATAGGTGGAACAAAAGAAGTTAGAGAAAAGGTTCAAAAATTCATGTCGGGTATGGGAAGTATTGTTGATGAATTAGCAGACCCAAACACAAATAAGTTGTCGGTTATCCAAAAATACATGGCAAGTTTTGGAACTGAACTTGATGATATAAAAAATGATTTGAATAAAGCAATAAAAAGTGCTTTAGAAAAATCAAAAAACAAACTCAATACAGATAATAAAGTTGAAGCTGCTGGTTCGTGGGTGCTCGGTAAAGTTCTTGGTCAAGAAACAACTAACACAAAGGCAAGTAAACAAGCTGAAATTTTGAATGACGCTTCGAAAAAAGCAGAATCTTTAGCCAAAGAAGGTAAGATTCCTTATGGGACACAGGTAAATTCAAAAGTGGAGTTTGGTGTATTGAAAGTTGATTTGAACATCCAAGGAAACCAAACCTTAAACGAAACGCAAAAACAAGAGATAGTTAAAATTTTAAGTGATAAATTTAGAGAAATTGGGGTCCAAAATTATATGGTTCAGGTTAGCCAAAAGAATCCTTCAACAGCATCTGGTATAGCCAAAGCCAAATAAAAAATACTATATAACCTATTTATAGAAAAATAATTGATGGCGAGTTTATTAGAATTTTCATCTTCCTCAGGATTCAGAAAAAAGTTACTCACAAGGAACCTTACACCATATGCTAAGGCTCCTAATAGACCGTCACAACCGATAGACACGGAATATATCCAAAGCGATTCTTCTGTTCAAGACAGTCCAGACCAACTTATTGATGAACCTAGTTTTGCTAACAGACTCTACCCTCTCAACCAATGGGGGTCAGACGGTGGATATAAACAAGCACCAGACCCGACAGGATTACTTAATACGAAGTCAAATCAAGGAGAATATGGACCAGGTCAACAAGATGCAAGATTACTTGGTCAGGCCGAACCTGAATCGTTGAGATGGAAAACGGTTAACGCATATTCAAATGGTTCTGAAGCTCTGTTAGACAGTGGGGAATATATTACTGAACCTAATTTTGTTATAGGTGGAACAAGATTATATAATAATCAACCCTACCCGACAACATTCGTCCCTTCATTATATGGACCTGTTACTATTCTATTAACCAAAGACCCACTGGGTAGTAATGGGTTATTGAGTCAAGATTCCTTCATTGCCAAGTTGGGAGCTCAAACCTTGAGGAAATCTTTTGAGGAAAGAATTGCTGCACAAATAAGACAAAATACATTAGGTAGAGTAAATCTATTCAATGTTGACAGCGGGAACGATGTTTTGAATTTAATAACAGGAAGAGTTCCATTGTTGGAACCAAACTGGACTATTACAACCCCAAGTAACCCAATATTAGCCGCAACAGATTTTGCGCTCAGACTTGCTGGAAGTATATTACCTGTATCCCCAATCCCAGGTTCTTATTGGGACCCATCAATAAATTCAGGACAGCCAACAACAATACAACAACTACAGAATGCATTTAGAAGAAGTGCTGTTGGAAACTTTTTCAATAGACTTTTAGGTGCCCCTCAATCAGGTTCTCAACTCTTCCTTAATAACACAGGTGGAGGACAAAAGTCTAGACTTTTCGCCAACATCGATTTTAACAAATTCAAACCGAACTACGAAAGAACTTTCTTGGACAGAGCCGCTGGTGCAATTGTTGGTGGTTTATCAGACAATAGTAACTATTATGTTGGTTCAAGAACATCAGAACCATCACAAGTCTTTTCTCCTGCGGGTGCATTACCCGTAAATGAGTTTGGGGTAGTCCAACAATCTCCTGTTTTTGGACCAACTGAGTTAGCTCAACTTTATGAAGGACCTAGTCAAGATGTAAAATTAGGTGCTAATGGACCAACGTATAGTGACGGTGGTGGTATCGAAGGTGGGTTTACTTGGGTTTCACCGAAATACAAGGGAAATGCTGGTAAGAGAGTGGGTCTTGGTGGGGAGGTGACAAGAGAAGATGAAGATTTCAGACCATCATCCTATAACTCAACAGAATCAACTGAAAGAAGATTTAGAGAGGGTTCAATTCTTGATGACACTCAAAGATTAATAGACAGTCAACCACAAGGAGGAAAAAGATTACAACACGTAGGTAATGCCATAGACCAAGTATCCAAAGTTTTCAACGACGGATATAAAGAAATGACAAAGGGTTCTAGAGTTTATAGATACGAAGGGGCTGTAGGACAGGAAGTTGGAACAGAATATTGTAGAGTTTTTGCTAAGGATACTCCATATCTTCAATATAATGATTTACAAAAGGTAGATGGTATAACAATTAATGGAAGAAGATTTGTAGATTCAGTTTTAGATAACACATATAATTTGAACATTGCTCCAAACAAACAAGAAGGTGGTCAAAGTTCTACAAATTTAATAGGAACTACAAATACCGCATTTGCAAAAAAATACATGTTCTCATTGGAAAATCTTGCTTGGAGAACCTCTTCTACACCAGGAGCATCAGTCTCTGATTTACCTGTTTGTGAGAGAGGACCTAATGGAGGAAGGGTTATGTGGTTCCCACCTTATGGACTTACCTTTAATGAAAACGTATCTGCGTCATGGAACACTAGTGAGTTCCTTGGTAGACCAGAGCCAATATATACATATAAGTCAACAAGTAGAGGTGGGACTTTGGCTTGGAAGATAGTTGTTGACCATCCTTCAGTTTTGAATGTTATAGTCAACAAGGTTCTTGCAAATGAAACCAATAGAACAAGAGTTAATAGTATTATAGATTCATTCTTTGCGGGATGTAGGAAATACGATTTATATGAATTAGCTAAGAAGTATTACACAATCAATCCGAATGACTTGTATCAATTACAAGAAGCTATTACCTCAAAGAAGTTGACAAGAGAACAAATTGAATGGTCTAAACTTGAGATTCAAACAGGGGTTGATGGTGGACAAGGTCAAGACATCAGTCAACCTGGACCCACTGAAAGTGAACTATTAAAATATAAAGATGTTGGTTTGTATTTCGCAAATGATTATCCAAAAAAAGGGGACGTTACAGGATATGACCAGCAGAAACTGATATATGATGGTCAACGTGCAAAGTATGACACAAGTGCAGATACAAAAAGTTTTTTCGATGTTGTTGTAGATACTAACTTTAAAGTTGCTCAAAAACTAATTGATGATTTAGTTGCAAAATTAAAACAAACTAAAGGGTCTATTACAATCGTAATTGACTCAAGTTGTTCCGCACCACAAACACAAAGTTATAACGTAGAGTTATCAAAAAGAAGAATTGAGTCTGCTCAATTATTTTTCAATAAAAACCCTAAATTGTCCCAATACGTTAGTGAAGGGAGATTATTAGTTCAAGCTGGTAAAGGGTTTGGAGAATCTTTCATTTCTCAACCAAGAAAGTTTGAAGGACCTGAACCATATGATTTATCTGTTAAAAATTTGGGAAACTCATATAATTGCACTGACACCGATAGTAGCGTTGTGGGTGGAGATATACAAGTTCAAGCTAAAGATGTTTTCACACCAGGAGCAATGGCCTGTAGGAGGGCTTATATCTATAATATCATAGATAATACCACCGACAACACCCCTGAACCAGTTCCCACACCTCAATATACCGATGTATTAGTGTCTAATACAGTTGTAACAACAACTGAGACAGAGGAGATTTCAAGAGAATGGAGAAGAAGAGATAACATTACTAAAAGGGTTATTAGGTCCCTTCTATCTGAGTGTGATTACTTTGAGACAATAAAGGCAGAAACACCTATGGTTTTTGACAACCTAAAAGACAAACTAAAGTTCTTCACACCGGCATTCCACTCAATGACACCAGAGGGATTAAACTCGAGGTTAACATTCTTACAACAGTGTATGAGACCTGGTGACACAATTCCTACAATCAAAGAAGTCAATGGTTCACCTGTGTTACAATACAACAATGCTGTAAACACAACATTTGGAGCACCTCCAGTTTTAGTTTTGAGAATTGGTGATTTTTATAATACCAAAATCATACCTGAGAGTTTATCATTACAATATGAGGAGTTGGACATAAATCCTGAGGGTATAGGGGTTCAACCAATGATTGCAAATGTTAGTTTGAATTTCAAGTTCGTTGGGGGTAGCGGTCTAAAAGAATCTGTTGATAGATTACAAAACGCTTTGACATTCAATTATTATGCGAATACTGAGATATATGATGACAGAGCCGATGTTACAGCACAAGAGGATTTCTTGAAAGTCTTAGATGACGAGTTTCTGGCAATGGCGGTTCCACCAAAACCACCTGCAGCTAATCAAGCGGCACCAAATAATGGACAAAATAATAACCAAACAATCGGTAGTATTCTAAACAGAACGAATCAACCTTTTGGTGAAAACGGAACTATTTCATATTCTGATTTCATGGTAAATTTTGTCAATCAAACTCAAACTTATTTTCAAAATGTTGTTAACAAACAAATTACAATCACATCTCAGTATAATAACGCGGTAAGGCAACAATGGATGGCTGAGAGAAATTATACATACGGAGGAACATCTGTGGATACCGCACCAGTATCAATATACATTTTTGGAAAACCAAATAATGTTGAGAACAGATTCAATCAGATATTTGCTAATTTGGAGGAAGACATTACAAATGATGATGACCAATTTATCAACTTCATTTCAGATACCACAAAAAATCTGACTCCAAGAGTAATAAATGCAATTAAGACAAACTATTCAAATGTTATTAAAAACAAGAGGGGTGTTTTCCAAAATGCCGTAACCCAAATAACACAAGAGTTGGTTACACTGGAGACACAATATATTCAAAGTTGGTCAAGAGCCAACATAATTACTTATGATTATACGACTGGTTTTGCTTTCGATGGATTCCAATCAGCGAAAGGTGATGTGACGGTTTATGAAATATCAGGATTATCTGAAGTAGATGTTTCATCCACTTCTGCAACTGATACCTTGGATGAGTTGGTGATTGATTTACAAAAAGTGAGAGATAATATTTCAGAATTTAATGATATTATTTGGGCGACAAATTCTTTTGTTTATTCTCAAGACAATTTAACTTATGATGGTGTTATGGTTTATAAAACTGAGAATGGAATTGCAGACGGAGCACCTTCAACCGACGTAGTGTTTGAACCTTTTTCAAAAAAGGATGAGTTCACAAACGGTAATTTCAAAAGACAATATATGATATTCTCTGATGACATTTTGGATGACAAGAAATATCAAACATTCAAACAATCAATTATCGGAGACGTTATTAATAACACTGCACTCATAGGAGATTCAACAGCCGACGTTAGTAAGATTTTTGACGACTTTTGGATTGTAAAATCCAAACCTTTATATATTGAGGAAAATAACATAACTAAAGGATTCTTGGATAGTGTGGCTAAGAATGAGTTGAAAGATTTCTTAATCTATACACCATTCCCCAAAAAGAATAGAATCCTTGGATTTTCAACGGAAAACGTGTTTCCTGACCCAAGTTTGTTCGACCTTGAAAAATCTTGGATTAAAAGTTTGGCTGCACAAACAAACAGCTCGAACGACCAAGCCACTTGGAATGATGACATTTCAGGGGCATTAATATCTAAAGCAAAACTTAACTAATGGCGTATCCATATTGGAATAGATATAGTCAATTTATCATTAATGGAGAACAAACAGTTGTCCCTTATGTTCAATTGCCTTCAAAACCAACCGATAAGGCTTACATTTATAAAGTTGGTAGAAGTAGGTTAGATAGAGTCTCACAAGAATATTACAACTCACCATTTTTTGGTTGGTTGATATTACAAGCCAACCCTCAGTTTGGGGGTTTAGAAAATAATATTTTCGATGGTGCAATTTTGAGTATTCCATTTCCATTGATACCATCATTACAAGATTATAAAGCGGCAATAGACAACCAATTCTTTTATTATGGCAGGTAATGTACAAGCGGACAACAGTGGGAATATCCTTGTCGAGTTTGATTATAACAACATTATCGTAGTCGACCCAAACAAAACAATTGATGCTTTCGGAAAGATAAGAGAAAGATTAGTCGACCACGAAAATTTAGTTATGTATGCTAACTTGGAAGCCGAAGTGTTACCAAGAACAAAACTTGCTGTGGGGGCATCACCCGAAGATAGAGTAAGAATTGTTTCAATAGCGAAAATGAATTTTTTAAAACCGACAAAAGATTCATTCTTAGGAACAGGTTATTATGATGAGATTACTGGAGACAACACAACAAAGTTTAAAGGGGTCAATCAAATGTATACGGGAACTGTTGTTCCTAAAGATGGGACTAAGGCTTATATAGTCGATAGACCAAATGATTTATCTGATGTGTTGGATAACGGTTTGTTGGGGATTACACAAATCACTATCGACACAAACATGTCCTTCATACCAAGTGTGAGAATTTCTTTGGAGGATATTCAAGGAAGAGCCTTATTTCAGTTGGGTAATAACTCACCCTATGCGGCTTTCTTTAACTTACCATATCCACCATTTTATCTAACACTCAAAGGTTTTTATGGTCAAGCAATAAGATATCAATTGAATTTGGAAACCTTTAATGCCAGGTTCAACACGTTTAGTGGGAATTATCAAATTGATTTAGATTTCAAAGGATATAAGTTTAATATATTAAATGAGATTGCGGTAGGACATCTTATTGCGACACCGCACATGTATTCTCAACAATTCAATGTAACAACAAACCCTGTTGGTCCACAATCTAATCTGAAATCACAGGAAACAAATGCTGCAACCCAAACTAAACTTCTTACCGCCACAGACGGAAGACAAAATGAGAATACTGTCCAAATAACTGCAGAGAGAGGGTATCAAAAAATACGAGAAGTTTATAGTGAATATAAATCCAAGGGTTTGATACCTCCTGACTTCCCTGAGTATTCATTCCCACAATTTGTAAACGCTCTTGAGTTATTTGAACAAAACGTTGCTAGTCAGTTTAACCCTGTTGAAGTTGCGCCTTTGACTAACATTCGAAACTATAAAACTTCACTCAGAAACTATTTTGAAGGTGTAAGGGGAGGTCAAACGTCATGGTTCAATAGATACTTGAACCCTAACCCAGTTATTCTAAAAACAGGTGAGAGAGCGTATTTCTTCAAAGAAATTGATTTGAAAGCTAAGTTAGAGGCCGAATCACAGTTACAGAAAATTATTACAGAATATAATTTACAACTTTCAAAAAATCCAACTTTAGGGGATGACGGACCATCTAAAATTACTAACCCGATTGTATATTCTACAATTAGTATCAAACCAGCACCTACAGAAAGTCAGATTAATTGGGAGGAAACAACAAAAATCCAAACGGGTATTTTGAAACCGAATCCTACGCAGATTAATCAATTGAAAGACCAGCTAAAAAACTTAACAACACCAATATATGAAACAAAAAATGTAAACGGTCAAACAACATTAGAAGATGTAAGACCTCCTTTTTTTGTTTTTGAGGGTAAAAACAGATTTGACAAAATAATTGCACTTCTTGAAACCCAAGCAAATAAAAAACTTTCAGAGTTTGAAGACTCAATTACGAAGAAACTCTTAGAAAAAATTGAGAGTGGAACAAACGGTATTGGCTTCAAACCAACAGTTAGAAATATTATCGCAGTTCTTATGGCATCAGCAGAGGCATTCATAAGACTTTTAGACGATGTTCACACTTCGGCTTGGGCTTTAAAATATGATGATGTCAGAAAAAAGGCGATTCTAGAAAATCCATCGTCAGCACCTGGTTCAGATACCGTTGATGAAATTAAAATAACAAGACAAGCGATTGAAAGTTCAACAGGTTTAAAATACGCTGAAATACCTGTTTACCCATGGCCACAGTTTTTTGTTGAAACACCGGAGGATAAAAAAGGTAGATTCCAACTCAAATATATTGCAGACCCGACTGTTGTTGAGTTAACGGGAGGTTGGGACTATTCTAAATGGCCAGAGGTGCAATTTGTGGAAGAATATATGAGAGGTCTCACCATGAAATTTAATCCCCCATTAGCGCCGCCACCTTTAGACAACCAAATAGAAACAAATCTTATTAACATTAACGCAATTGAATTTCCAACAGTTGGGGTTGCATACACTAATAAAGAAGAGATTAAGTTCTTCTATGAAATCTATGAAAGACAATTGGTAACATCGAGATACTCTAATTACATTAGGGCTAATCAAAATCAAATAGATGAGTTAATTAAGTTAAATACAGAAACAGAAGTTAACAATATTGTTAAAAGTTTAGGATTAAATTCTCCATACATAACAATGAAGTTGAAGAATTACGCAATTAACTCAAGTAATTATTTGTCATTTTTGGAGAACATATCAAACCAAGGGACTGGAAGAGCATGGCAAGATTTTATTAGGGATTTTTATGTAACACCATACTTGAGAAATTTGACTGAAAATTCATTTGCAATTCTGAATTTAGATGAACAGGGTAAGCTACCTCAATCCACAGCACAGTCTTTAGCATTGGAAAGTTTGGTAACAAATTCAACGAACATACCAAATGTGACAGATACTATCCCTTTCACGGACCCTCAGTGGAATATAAAAAATTTATCGAACGGAGATGGGTCAACTTTGGATGAAGTATATAACACCAACCGAGTTCTTACAATTTTTGACGCTAGAAAAATAATATCAAATTTCAACAACATTTATAACGTCAATGAAAAAAGACCAGTTACAAATTTTTCATATCTAAAAAATGACAACCCTAATTCAACAGTTACTGATTTGGCTGACAATGATGTTAGTTTGAGTTCTTTTTATCAAACGAGAACCCCGATTGACTTCATGGCGACCGAGGGTTACTATATTCACACCCCACCAACTTTTTCTGAAGATGTCCCGTTAGAAAACGAGTTTCCGAGATTGACAACTACGTCAATGTTGAACACACCATATTTTGTTAATGCAATACAGAATGGGGTTCAGAACCAAAGAGCGAGCTTAGCGTATCCATACGTTCAAGCAGGTTATCTTTTTATAAATTCTTTACCTTTAGCTTCCTTGAGAGAAAAATATAAAACACAAGCCAATGGTGCCCAAACTGATTTAGATTATATTGCATCATGTTTCAAAAAATTTGGTGCAATTCACAAACTACCCTATGCTTGGATTTTGAAATTTGGTTCGATATGGCATAGATACAAAGTCTACAAGCAATCGAATACAGATATATTACAAACAGCGTGGACAAATTTTAATCAAGTTCAAAACTTTTCGCCAATACAGAACTCTCCAAGTCAAACTTATTCATTCAAATATGGAACTGCTGATAGAGAAATTGCTTTGGAAAAAACAGATACAACTAATGTGAATCTACAGGTTGGATTTTACCCTAAAGTGATAAATGATTTTTATAAGTTTTGTATAGGTTATGATGTATATAAAGACTATACAAATGCCGAAATTCAGAACACCATTAAAGGTGGTATGAAAGTCTACAACTACGTTCAATCGAATATACAAACCCAACAGGAAGATAAAGTTCTGAGACTTACAACTTGGTCCGTTCTAATCCCTGGTGGGATTTCATCTACTGAGGAAAATTGTGGAACTGATAGTGTGACGAAACAAACAATTTATTTTGTTGTTCCATCCTTCGGTTCTTCCGTTAACCAAACATCAGACGAGTGTATTGTAAATACAAATAATCAATCAAGTACAGTTGTTAATTTAAATAATAATAGTGCGGTTTACAACGGTTCTGTAAGAACAATGTGGTCGGCTCCTAACTATGGGTATTTTGACGGTTCAGCGGTTGTCAAACCAACTCCAGAACAATACGTTAATAGAATTTTACCTAACACTGACGAACAATCACCATTCATATTATTAGATTCTAATGAGTATTCGAACATTGAAGAGATTTTTTCGGTTTTCGATAAAAAAATATTAGATAGTTTTGAACAAGAGTTTTTAAACTTCTGTAAGCCAATTACTGATGCAGATACAGCACCAACAAATCTTGGTATTGGTGAAACCTCAGTATCAGGTGATATTAATTTTAGAAACTTCCAATCCTTATTCAAAAGTTTGATTACCGTGATTCCACAACTTCCGGCAACAAATGAAACAGAGTATTTCAACGAAGTTATAAATTTACAATATTCAAATTCTCAGAACACACTCAGAGCCTTCATGGAATATGATGTTCTTTTTAAATATGGAAATCCTTCAAATTACAAGAGAAGAACTTTGGATTCCTACCTTTCACATGGTGGACAACCTGAGGTTACTGACCCTATACAATTTCAACCATATGTTCAAGGTTCTTTACCGAGTATAGGCGGGTCAACAACATTGACTCTTTCAAAGACACAAAATGTTGATGCTTGGTTAGCTTTGGAACTTGAAGTTGGATTCTCATCCATACCGAGTGTTGAGTATTCTTCGAATGGTTCTTACATAACTGATTTCTTCATAGATAACAACATCGAATTTACCTTACCCAACGTTACAATACTGAGTCCTATAATAAAGATGTATGCAACTTATAAGTTGAGTAATCCAAATTCTACCGTCGCTCAGTTCAAGAACGCTCTACAGGATTTACTAAATTCTGAGGAATTATTACAAAGTAATTTCTTGAATGACCTATTGGCTAAGCTTAACAAGGCATTACCAAATCAAAGTCAAATACCTCAAGGAACGATAAATAGTGTTTTTACGGGACAACAAAGTAAAGTCGAGAACTGGGAAGTGTTCAAAGCCTTAAATGATAAATGGATTGCTGGTGGTGATTACAAAACAAAAACTCTATTCGAAGACATTTTATTCTTGGATAGGGCTTCAAGAAACATTGGACAGACCGTTCTCTTAGATATCTTCGAGTTGAAAAATATGATTGGAAGAAACTCTCTGAATAATGCCATGAGTATCTTCACTTTGATAAGTGGTATTCTAATTAAGAATAACTTTACAGTAATGAACCTTCCGGCTTATGTAAACTTCTATAATATTCAAGATGTGGACGGAACAACAATACCTCAACCTGAGGGTTCTTTGGAATTTGCAAATAACATGTGGGGAACTTTCTTGAATGTTGATTATAGAAATTCATCACCTAAAATGGTTTGCACATATGTTGGAAAACCATCACAATATTTGGATTTACCAAAAGGAAATTTCAGATTTCGTGATGATGGATTTGAAATGAGAAGGGCGTCTGAAAATCCTTTGATTGAGAATCAGGAGGGAAAAAAAGACTGGGCGACATCAAATAAGTGCGTTGGTTTTAATGTCGATATCGGAAATAGAAATCAAAACATATTCTATTCATTCCAAGTCGAGCAAGCGTCAGGAGTGGCAACCTCGGAATCAATTAACACTCAATTGAATATTGTAAACCAATCCACAGGTAGAAATGTCGCAACACAAAACGTGTCACTCTATAATCTTTATAAACAAAGAAGTTATAAATGTTCTGTGGTTTGTTTAGGAAATGCTATTATTCAACCAACAATGTATTTCAATTTGAGACATGTCCCAATGTTTAACGGACCTTATCTGATTGATAGTATCAACCACTCTATACAGCCTGGAAATTTCCAAACAACCTTTACTGGTATCAGACAAGGAATTTATGATTTACCTGCAATTGATTCTTTCCTACAAAGTATTAATCAAAACTTATTAACAAGATTGGAGGCAATTTTGAAAATTAAGAAAGACGTTCCTAAACCTATTGCTAATACACAACAACAGAAAACAGACGAAGTAGTTCAGGTTTCAAATAATACATTGGATGCTCAAAATAGTTGCACATCAAAAGTTGACGTGATAACATATCAAGGATATGAGGTTCAATCTGGAACCGTAACAGAACTCACACCTCAGAAGTTCAAGGAGGCATTGGAAAGAGAAATTCCTGGTTCAGACAACACATTATTGAGATTCTACATATATGCGATTTCATATGTGAATAGTTTTGTCAAAAGCTCGAACACAGATGCGGGAAAGTTTGTTGGATATAATCACAACTTTTCATTATTATCACTCGATAAAAATTTCCAACCAATTCAAACAACAAATTTATATTTCAATAAAAAATATTGTTGTGTTAACGTGACATCCTCAGGTTCGTCAAATTCATTACCAATTGCTGCATTCAATAGTCTCAAGGAATATATTGGTTTTATGAGGTCTAGATTGGAAAACAATTTGGAAAGAATTAGACAATTGAAATTAACAAAATATTACGTGTGTTATTGGCCGAAAGAGAGTGTTGCTGAGAACTACTACGAGTTGAATGCCGAGTCAGAATTTTCAACGGTGATTGGAACAATGCAAGAAGCCTATGTTTCTGCGGTTCAACTTGGAATAATACCAAAAGAATTAGCAGAAAAGAATGATAAGGAAGCAAAAGAGATTCAAAAAGATACAACAGTCCCTACACCTCCACCACCTAATCCTGGACAAACATGCCCACCTCCAATCATAACAACATTTGCGCCAACGATTGGTAACTCAGGAACAATAGTTCAAATCAAAGGTAACTGCTTGGATTCAACAATAGCCGTATTCATAAACGGTGTTCAAGTTGAACCGAGAAATATAACCATAGTCAATCCTCAAACTATTAGAGTAGTTGTCCCCGAAGTGGGAACTACAGTATCAACAGGAAACATTAAAGTCGATACTTTCTATGGAACATTTACAACAGTTTCTACTTTCAATTTTGACCCATCAATTTCACCATCAGCGGCTTCATCTCCAGGTTCATATGTAAACAACGCAAGTAATGTTACTGCGGCTGCATCAGGTGTTATTACTAATCCACAACAGACTGGACCAAATCCTCTTGAGATTATAACTCAAACCAAAAACACAATTGGTGGTGATGAGTTGTTAGTTGTTAAAATATCTCCTAATAGTGGAACGTGGGAGATGGATGACCAACCCGTAATGTCCTACACATTATATACAATAAAGAAGGGTCCAAATAATTCAATCACAAGAACTGTTGAAAGTAGACAAAACACTAGACTTGTTGGTTTCGTTTCTCAAGATAAACAAACATTCACCTGTTCGAGAGCGGCATTAATAAGTGCTGAGTTTCAGGGTGAACTTGAGGACTATGAGGGCGACGAAATAGAAATAACAACACAAATTAAGATATTAGCTAATAATACGTCAACACAGGAAACAGTCCGACAAAATTACAATTTTTTAATTTATGTTCCACCTGCAACCCCATCGACCCAAACACCGCCAGGCTCATTAGTTATAGTGAGTAATACTAACAGTGGTGAACTACCTAATTTTTCGGGACCCGACATCTACAATATTAAAAAACCTACGGGAGGTTATGTTACTTTACAATTCAGTTGTCCGAACTTGATTCAGAAAGGTGAATTTGAGTTAGTTTTAATACCTGAGATAGAAATTCAGTCCATTGTAATAACAAATAATCCTGGCACAAAATATACTAATTTGGTTGAGACAAGTGCAAAAGGTAGATTCCAAGCTTCCGTAAGATATAAATCGAGCAGTTATACACACATCTTCCCGAACACATCAGACCCTGTTCCTATAAATGCCGGAGCAACAAGTCCTCCTTTCACTTTATAACATAACAATATATTTATAATAAAGAATTTTATGAGTTTAAAATCAACATTGGACAATTATTTAGGAAAATCGGTTAAATTTTCTGAAGAAGATTTGGGTGATGGAACTAAACAAGTTTGCGACTTAGAAACAGGAGACTGTTACGTAGTTAGAGAAAGAGATGGTCTAATCGAAAGAGCCGGACACATGCAAACTGCAAACAGAAAAGTAAGGGTTGAAACTTCAAGAGGTATAAAGCAATTACTAAATGGTTAAAACTATGAGTTTAGATAGAAAAATTATTAGCGAGATTGAACGCTACAGACAAATTAACAAATACATTGTAGAACAAGCAGAACTACCATTACCTGAAGACCCAGGTGCAATTCCTCCTCCGCCAGCAGCACCCGAAGCCGGAGCGGTTCCCCCACCACCAGCTGGTGAGGAACCAGCTACAGACACAGCACCTCAACCTATTGATGTAGAGAATGACCCTGACGTAGAGAAAATTGACGATGAGGGAAAATCAGAAGAGGGTGAAGGTGATGGAACTGAAGAGGTAGAAGTTACTGATTTAGTGGATAGTCAAAAAAACATCGAAAAGAAACAAGATGAGTATTTTAATAATTTATTTGGTCAATTAAATAACCTCGAATCCAAGCTCAAGGAAATGGATGGACTTATGTCTAAACTTAACTCTTTGGAGATGAAGATTGAAAAGTATAGAGAGAAAACTCCACAAGAAAAGTTAGAACTAAGAACATATGATTCATATCCATTCAATCAAAAACTTACAGACTTTTTTGAGGATAAAAAAGAAGAGATGGAAAAAACAGGTAAACATGATTATGTGTTAACAACGGATGATGTTAAAAACATCAACGTGAATGATATCAAAAACTCATTCCAACCTGGTGATGTAGATAGTTACGAAAACGAATTTAACAGATAAAATAAAGGGACTGAAAGGTCCCTTTTTAATTTGACATATAGGGATTTCCCAATTATAATTAATAAACAATAAAAACAATTCAAAATGACAAATGTATTAGATGCCGTATTGGCGCAGTATGAAAAAAATCAAATCGGGGGCGGGGCCCAATCCAAAATGTCGCAAGACGAAAGAATGAAAAAGTATTTCGCTTTAATCC